TTGTTACTAGTACTTGATTTGTTACTAGTACTTGAATTGTTACTAGTACTTGATTTGTTACTTATTTTTTTTTGTTCTGTATTATTTTTTGGTTCTTTAGTTATGGCTTCTTTACCAATTTTAATGCCTTCTTCACTTACAGCATTACTTATTCCTGCTGTTTGAACTGCTGCTCCAGCAACGGGACCAGCTACAGCAGTAACACCAGCAGTAACTGCGGTTGATCCAACATCTTTAGCTACATTTTCAGTTGAACCTCCTCCTGTTTGCTCATAAATTATATCATCAATATAGTTAGCGTCAAAATAAATAATAAATTTCAAAATTACTATTATTGTTTCCAACCAAGTTAATTTACTAAAATTATATGGTATTTCTATCATATAATTATTTAATATTTTATAAAAAATATATTTTTTATATTTAATGAATAAATCTGTTTTTTTATTACTATTTGTATTAGTTGTATTAGTATTGTGTTTATTTGATATTATGTCAAATAAAAATAAATTTAGAGTTTCACTTTTGTTTAGTGGATTTTTAAGTAAATTAGTTTTACTTTCAATAATAGTATTAGTTTTAATGGAAGATATTAGAATAGGAATAATTTTAATGCTTTCATTTTTCATTGTTAATATGAGCATTCTAAGTTCAAATCAAGAATTAAAAGAAGGTTTTGAAGACTATTTTAATTCTCAACAGTAGTCTTTTCTTTGAATATTTAATATCTTTATTTATTATCTTTTATTATTTTAATGCAAATACAACCTTGGATTTTGTATGCTTTAACCAATACATTTTTTACTGCATTTGGTTTAGCTAACTTTAAATATTTATCAAGCATATCAACTGATTCGTTTACTACTTTAGCAGAATGTCTTGTTTTAGCAGGAATAGTTGCATTTATATATCTTATCTTTAATGTAAAAAAGACAATGCAGTACAACAAAACAGTTGATAATAAAAAACTATTGAAGCATATGGTATTATTTGTAATATTTATATTTACTACTAGATATTGTTTTATGAAATCAGTTGAAACTAGTCCTAATGTTGGTTATACACATATTATTGTAAATCTAAATGCTATAATATCAGTTATTTTAGCGTACTTTTTATTTAATCAAACTATTAATTTAAAGACATTTTTAGGAATAATTTTGTGTATTTTAGGTCTATTTGTAATAATAAAGTATTCATAAAAAAAAATATTTGTTTAATTTAAGTAATGGTAAACTTTAATAAAATTTTATTTAATTTAAATACCTCAAAATATTTTGCAGGACTAATGATTCTATTTTTAAATTTAAGTTCTAGATATTTAGCACTAGAGCTTTCTGAAACACAAGAACAAATATTAAGTAACAAAATTATAAGAAGATTTATTATATTTACAGTAGTATTTGTGTCAACAAGAGATATTTGGGTTTCTATGATTGTAACCGCTATATTTATAATATTAGTAAGTGGATTATTTAATGAGAATAGTAAATATTGTATTATGACCAAGCCAGTTATAAAACAAGTTACCGCCGATGACTATAAAGAAGCTACTAAAATAATTAAATTGTATGAATTGCAGAAAAAAGCAACAATGAAAAAAGAAAATAATAACTAATAATATGATATATGATATATTAATAAGCCTTCAAAATGGATTTGAAAATAGAGCAGTTGTATTACCACATTTAATTAAAAATAATTTTTTTGATTCTTGTATAAAGATTGGTAATGATTTTATTCCACAAAAAATTAGAATTAATCCTGAAATAGATATGATAAGTGATTTTTATTATATACCAGTTTTAATTACAAAAAATATACCATGCTTTATTGGAGAAAATATGTTAGTTGATCTAGATATTTTTAAAAAAGAGATTGAATTAGTTGATGAAATTGTTGACTTAGATTCACTTTTTTTTATTTCAAATAATACTTCAATAAAAATTAATGAATCAATAATTTATTTAGATGATTTAGATTCTCAAAGAATTCTTAATCTTTTTGGATTTCTCCCAAATATTATAAAAATGAGCGATTTTACTAAAAAATATGTAAAACCTATTGTAGAAGGGGCGGGTGGTTTTAATCATTATGATGGTACTAGTTATAACAGATATAAAAATTATGATAATACATGCTGTTTAGATGTATTTACATATTTAAATATAAGATCTTGTGCTAATATAATTGGTGTATTTAATATCATAAATTTATCAAAGTCACGAAGCTATACAGTAAATAACGACGAATATTTATATAAATATATAAATGATAAATATCCGACAGACAGTGAAATTATTCATTACGATTATTTAATGAGTTATAGTTGGGTAGATTTAGAAATATTATCTCAATCAATAAATAAATCAGGCGCATCTACAGTATTTTGTATAGGTTTAAGAATAATTAAAAATTTAGATAAATTTTACATAAAATTTAAAAATGAAAAAAAGGAATTTGCTAATGTAAAAAATAATTTAGAAAAAATAAAATCTTTTATTAGTGAATATCTTAACCAACATTCCAATATTAATGAATTAATTTTTATTTAATTAAATTGCTAATAGAGTAAAGAACATAAAGTAGAAAAAATATGCTACTAGTCTAAACTCCTTTTTTTGTTCTTTCTTTTTTTTTTTACACATTCTGCATGTGCATCTGGCCGGATGACTTGGATGAACTCTACTATAAGATCCCATTAAAGTTTTATTTATTAATCTTTAAAGTCTTAAATTTATATTCTAAACAATAATTAAATTATTAAAGTATAAATAAAAATTTAATATTAATTAAAAGTTAAATAATTATTAAATTAAATGTTTAAATCTAGTGTTCTATGTTTTTTGGGTCCCGATGAGGTTTCTATTTCACTTTCACTAAATCCTGTATTTAGGTCAACATTTACATTTTTATTTGAAGACATATTATTTAAGATGTCTGAGATATCTGGTGGCCCATCCATTTCTCTACGCTGTGCTCTTTGAGGAGGAGGGGTCGGTCTTGAACTTGAATTATTTTGTCCAAATCCACCGCCAAGAACATCACCCATCAAATTTCCAAATCCAGCATTTTCGCCTCCACCCATTGCACCCATAGAGTTTGCCGCAGCCTTTGCAAACTGTGACATTAAATCAGGGTTTTGTCTCATTACATCTCCCATTCCTGGAATAGCTGATTTAAACATTGTGTTTGTTAAATGGAACATAAATCCACTACCACCAACCATAAGCAATAATTTTAATTCTGGAGCCATTTGCGACGAACCCTTATATTTTTCATGTAATTCTTCAAATACATCGTCATAGTCATTGATATTTTCATGAATACTTTCTCCCCAACCTTCTAATTTTAAATCTAATGGATCAAATTTATTATTTAAAAACTCAATTGCAGTAATAAATGCAACTAACATCTTTCTTTGAAATTTGATACTTTGATCACATTCACGCTGACGACTAAGTCTATCAAATTCCGATTTTACTTCATCATAATTTGATTCCATAGTAAACTTCTTATGAGGATGAAGACCTCTTTTTTCCATTCTATCCAATAATCTAATAAATTCAGCTTTTTCTTTTTGTAGTTCTTCATAAGTTTTTTTTGGAGTATCTTCGTAACTTGGTTGACTAAATGAAGGTGTAGATTGATTTGGCGTTGGGGGTCTGTTATTTGATTGACCTTTATCATTATCTGAAAGAAGATTCTCTAAATTTAAATCAAGATCTTTTAGTTCATCGTTTTGATTTAAATTAACAGATGAAGAAATATTGGGCGAATTATTTAATGGAACATCTGTTATTCCTATATCATTTAAATTCAATTCTTTCTCTATTCCTAAATCTAAAGATTGATTTGAGTTAAAAATATTGTTTGAATTTAAACTAAAACTTGGTGAATTATCTAAAGTTACTGAAACTGGTGAAGGTGTTCTTGGCTTAATTTGATCAGATGGTTTAAATTCTTCTATTGGTTTCGGTGAATCACCCCCTACTTTACTTTTATTTATTAAAAGATCTAAACCAATATCAATTTCCTTTTTATCTCTGGTTACATTTATATCTCCTGTTGATGGTGAAGAATTACTAAAGTTAATTGTCTTATGGTTATCTTTTTCAAGTTCAAGATTTATTTCTTCCATAATTAATTTATATAGGTATAGAAACTTATTTCTTTAATATAACGCATTAACTTTTAAATAATAAATAATATTATAAAATTTAAAATTACTTGAAATAATTTATTTTATTTATCTAAATGGAAAATTTTTTAAATATTTCTACATCTTCAAATGTATTTGGTGCTGAGATGTTAGTTAATTCTGAAAAATCTAATTTAAATAAAATTAATGAAAAAAATTTAAATAAAGTACAAACAACTTCACCACATAATTTTTTAGATAATTTGGTTTCTGGAAAAGAAGAGATATTTGAAGATTTAAATAATCCAAGAGAATATGATTTTGATGTTAATTATCCACCAACAAGTTTGAAACGGCATAGACACACTAAATTTGGTAATCATACGTATGATCCTAGTGCTGGAGATAAAAAGGATTTTCTGCAAAAATTATTACCGACTCTTCCTAAAAATCCATTTACAATGCCTATTGTTGCTGAGTTATATTTTTATGAGGCGCGTCCAAAATCACATTATAGAACTGGTAAATTTTCAGGAGAATTAAAACCAACTGCACCAAAGAAAAATGTTGTAAAAAAAGATATTGATAATTTTGTTAAATTTGTATTTGATACTTTAAATTCTCATTTGTATAAAGACGATTCTCAGATTTATGAATTAAAATGTGGAAAATATTATTCTGAGAGGGGTTATGGTTATATCACTGGTAAATTTACTGAGGTAAATAATTCGTAAATTTACTGAGGTAAATAATTCGTAAATTTACTGAGGTAAATAATTCGTAAATTTACTGAGGTAAATAATGCGTAAATTTACTGAGGTAAATAATTCGTAAATTTACTGTTTCTTAATTTTTAAATTATATTTATAAATTTACTTATAATTATTTAATTGAATTATTATACGTGCTTCAAAAATGGGACAAAATGTTGATTATGAAATTGAAATGTTTTGGTTGGGATTCAAAACCAGTATGATAAATTTTTACAAACAAACTATTATAAAAAGACCTATATTAGAATGGTCAAACTATTTAAACAAACTACAGGATGAAAAAAAATATGAAGATATAGAACATTGTATAACAAAATATATATCGCTGTATGCGATGGATTTAATGAGAGCAAATAATTTTTATTATATAAATATTTTGAATTCAAATATAAAAAGATGGGATAAAATAAGTAACAAATATAAAATATTTGATGAAAAAACAAATAATAAAGGGTGTAATCTAATAACTACACTTTTATCTATTTATACACTTCTTCATGACAAGGATAAATTAGATAGAACTATATTTGATCAGTTGGAATTGTTCATATTTTTTAATGATTTCAGGCAGTTAATATTATTTGCTAAAGAAAATGATATGCCATCAATTATTGACAGGCTTTTAAAATATGATTCAAAAATTTTTGATCAAATTAAAGAGGTTTTATGGATTGATGATAATATTCATTATCCTATATCTGGTTTAAAATTATTTAAACATCTTGATTTAAAATTTAAAAAGTGAATAAATTATTAAAATATTTCAAGTCTAGGATCTACTGATCCTTTATATAAGTGTGGGTATTTAACTCTTAATGCTTTTTTAAGATTTTCTTTAAAATATTGTAATGTTTTTAAATAGTCTTTACCAAATACTTCATTTCCTTTAGGAATAATAACAACCCTCCCTCTATAATATTCGTGCTTTACATTTGCAAATTTGTTTGTATTTATTAATGTTGTACTTACAATTCTTATTAAATCAGAAAAGAAGTTTCTAAAATAAGAGTTGTAAAATGTTTGATCTGTTGGCATCAAAAATTTAACTGTATTTACTAATTGATATTTTCTTGTTAAAAGTCTAAAAATTCCGTTATTATAAATTAATTGGTATATAGGAATATCTATTTCATCTATTTTATTATCCCGATAACCACCTCGTTGCATTTTTCTTGATCTATTTTTTTTTTTTTGAGAATTAATTTGTTTATTTTTTTGAGATTTTTTATTTAATCTATTTAGCTTTTTTGATCTTTTTATTGGCATATATAATATTATAATATTATTTGAAAATATATAAAAAGTTAAATAAATGTTGTTAAAAATTAGATAAGTTCACTAAAATTTGCTGGCAATTCATCTACCTGAGTTGAATAATATGTCTCAATCTCTTCCATCTTTTTCAAATCATAATTTGTTAAAAAATTAATTGCAGTACCTTTTCTTCCGAATCTACCACTTCGCCCAATACGATGAATATAGCTCTCAATATTATTTGGAAGATCAAAATTAATTACTAACGACACTTGCTGAACATCAATGCCACGAGATAGCAAATCTGTTGAAATAAGAACACGACATGCTCCATCTCTGAATTCTTTCATGATTTTATTTCTTTCGTCTTGCCCCATATCTCCATGGATACATTCAACTGAAAAATTATTTTCAGTAAGCTGGCGAGTAAGCTGATCTACAGTTCTACGCGCATTACAATAAATAATTGTTTGTGAAATAGTACATGCAGCATAAATATCACAAAGTGTATCGTATTTATATTCTGGTTTATCTAAATTAATGTAAAATTGTCTAATACCTTCAAGTGTTAATTCTTCGTTCTTTACAAGAATCTTAACTGGATCTCGCATAAAACATTTAGTTAATTTAAAAAACTCTGGTGTCATGGTTGCACTAAAAAGGCCAACTTGAATATCATTTGGTAAAAATCTAAAAATATCATAAATCTGGTTTGAGAATATTTTTGATAACATTTCATCTGCTTCATCAATAACAAGCATTCTAAGAGTTCTAGAATTAAGTGCTTTTTTATTTATCATATCTAATACTCTGCCCGGAGTACCAATTACAATTTGTGGTGCCTTAAGAAGTTCATCAATATTATCCTTAATTAATGTACCACCAACTGATAAGTTATAAGTAACATTCATAAATTGACTTAACCCATTCATTACATTATAAATTTGTAGAGCTAATTCTCTAGTGTGTGCCAAAACAAGTCCTTGGGTTTTCTGAACTGTTTCATCAATTCTATTAAGTAAACCAATTGAAAATGTAGCGGTTTTACCTGTTCCAGATTGAGCCTGTGCAATAATGTCGTGAGTATGAAGTACTGGAAGAATTGCCTTTTGCTGTATAACACTCGGTTTTTCATAACCGGCTGAATAAATTCCTCTTAAAAGTGTATCCTTTAGTTCTAAATCTTCAAATGTAGTAGCAAGTGTATTATCATAATCTATTCTTTCTTTTTGTTCTGCTCCTTCAATTGGAGTTCTTTCCTCTCTTGTAGTTGGAGGAACATATTTTTGTGAGTTTGTTGAAAGTTCTTCTGTCATTTTGTATAATAACTTAATAGATCCTGATTCGTTTAAATCAGTTTAATAAGAATTTTATTAATTATGAAATAATATAAACAAAATGAAAGCATACAAATTATAATGGAAAATAATGAATTAAATAATGATGTTGATAGTATTCAATTAATTGATAAGATTTTGTTAAATCTTAAAATGTTGTCTTTAATTAAGCCGGATGATAAACTATATACGGAAAATAATTTAATTAAAATAGATTCTCCAAAAATTATCCAAGGTATTTTACGTTGGATAAATGATTATTCAAGATCTAATACAATGGATGATATAGATAAATTAATTTCAGATACAACACAATATGTAAACGATACACTTGCAAAAAATAAACGCACCGCAGATGATAATAGAAATTGTCAAAAAATATTAGTTGAAATTACGAAAGCTTTTACAGGCATCCAAAATTTAAAAATAACATACAAAAACGATACTTTTATTCAATCTAAACTAGATATAATAAATGAAAAAATGCTTGAAATAAAAAACGAGTTATCTAAAAAACTTCAAGTTAAAGAGTAATAAATTATGTTATAACAGTTGTTGTATTATCCTTACTACCAAATTTATTTGCTTTGTTTCTTTCAATCATTTGTTCACTATTATTTAAATCAAAATCAGCAGGTCCATAGAAATTGTAGGTTCCCATTTTACTAATTAGTGCAGGTGGACATGATCTATTATATAAAATATTCATTAATGAGTTTAATTTTGGATTTTTAATTACCGATTCAGATTCCCATGTTAATCCACCATTGTATTTTTTATTTAGTGATTTATATTTTTCAAGTAGTGTGTAATATTCTGACGGATTTAAGTCATATATTACTTTTTTAACATTATTATGTTTACCTATATGTACAGCAGAATTATTTGAAAAAAAGGTTTCCCTTGATTTTAATTGTGGATTTATTACCAATATTATTAAGAATATAATTATTAAACAAATTAAAACTAAATAAAAAATATTTTCTGGTTTAACTTTATTCATTAATATATATTAATATAATATTTTTACTTTATTTAGGTAGTGAATATTTATTTTAATTTAAACCTTCATAACATTTACCACAACACACGGCATGACCACATTCACCAAAAAACTTGGTTACTGATTCTTCTAAACAAATTTTGCATTTTTCTTCCATACCATATGCTTGTTTTATATTATCTACATTATTACTTGCTCTGCATATAGGACATGAAACAAATAGTTTTTTCGGAGGAATAATATTCATAAACTCATCCTTATCTACCTCAATACATTCCTGTATAAAACCTCCCATAGTTGGTCTATCATCCGAATTAGGTCCATATTGCCCCCATGCATCTGAATGCATAAACAAACTTAATATTTCACCATCTTTTTTTCTAATAAATATTTGACATCCCATTCCAACATATACTTTTGTATAAATATTGTCGTCATGATAATTTTGCATCTTTTCTTCAGAGAAGTTAATAAGATCTATTTGATCTATAAATCTATCTCTGAAAACTTGAATAGGCTGAATAATACAATCTTCTTCACTATGACGGTTTCTACATTTTAAACAGGTGTGTGCACAATTTGTATGACTTTTTCGTTTATTGTCAGTACTCTGGCAAATAGTACACCATAAATGTTCTGGTAAAATATCTTGAACATATTTTTGAAGATTTATTTTGCTTTGTCTAATTCTACATTCTAACACACCATGACCAAAACTACCACATCTTCCACATTTGTGACCAATTGTAGTGTGGGTATCCGAAAATCGGCATTCTGAAACTTTGCAATATGATTCCATTGTAATGATTATTTATCAAGTTATTTTCTTACATACAAGTTAATAATAATTCAATTTTTGAAAATTCTATTTAGAAAAAAATTTCTATAACTATTTATGAAAGATTATAATAAACTTCTATTAAATATTGAAGAAGACATTTTTTATCAATTAAAGAAGAAAGACTCATTATTAATTAGTGAATGCAAGTATAGTCAAAATGAAATAGAAACGATGATGCTTATAAAGCTAAATAGCAACAAAGAAATCATAGTTTTTTATTTTTCAAAATTCAAAATTACATCATTAGATATAGATATATTAAATCTAATATTAAAATATATAGATGTATGTAAAAAAATTGTTAAACTAGAAATGGATGATCACTTTGGTATAAAAATTATTAATTATCATCCTAAAAATTCAATACAATACTTAGATAGTGATTACATAATCAATAAATATCCAACAAATAAGAAATATGGGTGGGGTATAAGTAAAAATGTAATAGAAGATTTAAATTTTATATTTTTAAATATAATTATTCCATATGCATGTAATGAAATACATGAAATTTATTGGGTTGAATGAAACATAATTTTATTTATTTTATTTAGTATTTCAATAGGATTTTTTTGATTAATCAACTCATCTCCGATAAGTGTCATATCACATCTTCTTAATTCCAAAAAATTGTCATTCAAATTAGATAATTTTTTGTAATCAATTATTGAAATAGCATTTTTATTTGATTTATCTATTCCAATTATTCCAAAACATATTTCTTTATAAAATTCATTTTGTTTTACACAATAATCAATATTATTAATATTTGAAATTACAATACTTGCCTTTTGATTAATATCATCTCTAATCTTCAAAAAAAATGTATCAATTTCTTTACTAAAAAACGAAATATTTACAGAAATAATATCTATATATTTAAATATTTCTGGTGGAGGAAAATCATCTTTAGAATTAATAATATGTCTTTTATCATCTATTATAATAAATTTATGATGATCGGCTAATTTACGTAACCCAACTAATACCTTTTCATTAAAAATATTATTTGAATTTATTCTTATTGCTGATATATACTCACCAATCATATTTGTAAATTTAATTAATTCAGTACTATCTTTAATAGAATCAAGATTTACACAAACTCTACTCTTTTTGGTATTTAATAAAGATAAGTAAAGGTTATTTAATTTATTGTGTTTATTTTTAGTATTAATATCAACTATTTGATCCTGTTGCAAAAACATTCTTAAAGAATTTAATTTATCATTTGTAATAAGTTTTTCAGAACTAAGTATATCAAATATATCATTTTTATTTACAACAGATATTTCATATATACCTAAATTATTAATTTTTTTTATATTGAAAATATCAAAAATATTAAGTATCACAACTCTATTTATTAAAATTAGGTTATTTAATGCTGCAACGAATTGTTTTAAATAAATTTGTAATTCGCTATTATTATTAAATAAAATTGGTATCAAAATATTTACTGAAGATGGTGTGTTATTAATATCATTTATCTCTTTGTATTTTTCAATTAAATGATTTAAATTTTCAATATTTTTTTTATATAAACTTTTTTTGTTTTTTCTAAAAAAATATACATCTTTATTGAAGTTATATGAAAATATTGAATTTAAACTATTTGAAACTAAATCAGTCGTACACAAACAAAAATCAATAAAAAATTTTTTACAAAAATAATTTACAAGATTACAATATTTCGTTTTGAATACATTGTTGTTCAATGAAATAGAATCATTTACTGTAAATAAATTAACATCTTCAAATGTAATTAGATTAATATCATGTTGTATAATATTACTCTTATAGCTTTCAATTATAAGTTCTTTTACCAATTCAAATTCATTTGTATCATCTTTATCCATTTGAATAATTATATTAAAAGTATCTAATTTCTTTAATAACTTAATTTAACGAAAATAATTATTATCGCCGTTGTAATACATATCTATTTATAGAAATATATATTTTATAATAAAGATGATACAACTTTTTCACTCATATCAATATATTAATAATTCAAAAGACATAATATATGACGCAAATAAAAAAATTATAAAATCAAAAAATGGTACATTTATGATAGGACTTTTACAAATACCAAATATTCCAAACCATATTATCACAACTGAGAAATTTTTAGTATCAAAACGTCAATCAAAGAAAATGCTTTATAGAAATCATACAAAAAATAACATAAAATTATATGTTGCATTTACAGAGAATGATTTTTTTAACTTTATAAAAAAATATGTAGCTAAACATAATTGTATTCATGGTGATATCACATATTTTTTTAATTTAGTAAATAATACATATTTCAAACATAACAAAGATCAAAATTTATTTGAAATAATATCCTTAAAATCAAATATGAATGAGAAGCCTTTTAATGTGCACAACCTTTCATTTAAATTAAATAATTTAGTAAAAATCGGTAATTTTACAATTGATTCTACAAATAATGCAATTTTAAAAGATAAATCAACATGTAAAGTTAAAAATTTTAATATTAATGGTGGAATAATATATTTAAATAACAATGACTGTAACAAAGAATTGGATATTTTTTTCAAAAGAATTTTTTATGATAATAAGATAAATTTCTTAATTGTATTTGATAATGATGTAGTATATAATTGTTGGAAAAAAAGATTAGTTGGTTTAAATTCTAATTTTGATATACATTTTATGGAGGATGACAATTTTAAAATTATTCAACTCGTTCAAAATATACATTATGATAAATATGGATTAATTATGTTTTCAAATAGGATTAAAGAATTTACTTTAGAAAAAGTAGATGGTAAAATTATCAATATTGAAAAAACATGGATGATTTTAAATGATTATTCATTATTTACTATAACAAATTTACATAAAATATTAGAAAATGTATTTTATATAAACGTTGATTTAAATATTTTTACAAACATTGATAATATTTATCAGTTGTCTAAACTAATTACAACAATAAATGTAGGTAAGACTAACTCTTTAAAAATAAAAAAAAAATCTAATGTTTTAAAAATACAGCGCAATTTTTATAATACTATAACAACTTGTAAAACTAACTTGATTAGTGATTATAATTTTAAAAATAAAAGTTGTAGTATTTGTATGAAAAATGCAGATAAAAAAGATTGTTTTGTAAATACCGTATGCAACCATTTTTATTGTATCCAATGTTTTGAATCATTAGTTAATTTTACGAATAAAAATAATGAAACCTTAAAATGCGGATATTGTAGAAAAGTTCTTAAAAATAATACAATAAGTTTAGTTAATTATGAAACAACATTTACAAAATATAAAAATTTAGTTTCAAAATTTAAAGATTTTAGATGCGGTAAAATAAATATTTTTAGGGAATATAACTACGACAATAATCTTTTATTTTTTGTAAGGGAATTAATAACTAAAATAAATCCAAATTATAATCAAATTGAAGTAAATCAAATATATTCTTTAGATAATATTATATCAAATGAAGAAATACTTATTATTGATAGTAACAATACAAACAAAAAAATAATTAGTAATATCTTAAAATTAGGAATTACAAACATATTTATAATTGAATTAAATTGAATTAAATAACCTATTTAGACTTTTATAAGTAAAAAAAGGTTTGATAAGTAATATGAAATAATAACGGCAACTAACAAAACAAGCCAAAATGGAATTGGGGTTTTGTCTTTTCCTGTGCCAAATTCTTTAAAATTACCATCTTTTTTAAAGAAAAATTTGGGTTTAGATAAAACCAAAATAATTACTATAATAAAATACACAATGAGTGCGTATTTAACTCTATTATTAAATATCATTAAAATAAGTTAATATATTTTTTTTAAAATAATATCTATAATTAGTATGAAAGGATTATTCCTAGTATTTATAATAATTTTATTATTTATAAAATATTCCTATAAATTTGTATCTGAAAACGTTACACAAAGCTTAATTTATGAAATAGGAGTTTATAAAAATAGTTTGGTAGATAAAAAATATGCGGCACATATCTTAACATTAGCCGAGGAAAGAGATATTAACATAATAGTAAGAGAATATGACTCTTATTTTGAATTAATTGAAAAATGTAATACGTATAATTTAGATTTTGCAATAGTTCCTGAAAATTATTTTATAGATGCATGTCTTGGTCTTAATGTCTATAAAGACAAAAAATATGTAAATAATAATTTTGTTATTGGGTTATACTTTAACTATTTTTATCTTATATCTGATATATTCTATTTGGATGAAAATAAAACAAAAAAAATGTTAAAATTTAGTGATATTTCTAAATTTAAAAAAGAGAACAATCGTAATTATATAATTGGTACGGATGCAAGCTCAAGTATGGTATTATACTTAATACTATATATTTTTAATCTCAACCCTATAAGTTTTGATCTATTTGATAAAAATACAAAATATGAAGACAATGATGTTTTCATTTTAAAAGATAAAAAGAAAGGATTATATAATAGATTTCTTGAAAAAAGACTTGATGGTGTATTCTCTTGTGATATTCAAAATAGTAGATTTATAAGTTCCTTGGTAAAAGATACAAATGGTATATTCATTAATTTTGATTTTGAGATTACAATATTTGATGCAGTTTTCTCCAACTATTATTCAAAAAAAACATTGGAAATAAATCCGTTCTATACCTCAAAGATTCATTCTAACTTTACACCTAACAGTATAACACCCAGAGATAAAATTACATACTACAATAATAATGATTTAGATGAAGTTTTTGAAACTCCTAATAATAGTGATAAAGAGCTTCAAGGTATTATAACAAACTTAGGATCGTTTAATACAAGATCAATACGAAATGTTTTAATTTCTAATAATAAAATAAGTTCAAAATTAACTTATGATATTTCAAAAATTATTATGCAAAATAACAATTTCTTAATAAATAAAATTTTATTCAATAAATTTAGCAATGTTGAACATAATTTATTTGAACCAGTTGATATAGTGTATGTTGATAAAAATATAAGATATCACGAAGGATCAAGAAAACTATTTAATGAAATGAAATTTATTACCTTTGATAAAGGCGATTTAAGAAATATGGAAGTAGATAGTGACGAAAAATACAATTATTATTGGAAATATTCAAAAATAGGACTAAATCAATTTAAATTTGACATCTAGTTAATTCTTTTTTTTTCATAAATTGTTTTATCTAATATATTAATATTATTTTTACTTTCATCACTAATTAATTTTAAATAATTTTCTATAATTATCTTATTATTTTTTCTAAGGCTCATTGATGAAATATAAATTTTTTTCATCTGCTCGGTAAGCATAATTCTACGAGGAAAACTCATAATGTATTTTCAATTAATTCTATTTTATATTATGTAATATACCGCGTTTAAACTTTTAATTAATTCAATTTTTGAATAAAAATAATCTATATAAATTTTTCTATATAAAATTGATTTTATTTTTATTTTTAAATAAGAAATAATATATTTCAGTTGAACACTAACACATTCAAAGACACATTCATTTAAATGCTACCATGCATTAGACGGTTCTTCGCTAAAGAAAATGACGATCTTATTTATGTAAATGCAACAAATGAACTTGAAGATTGGAAAAAAAATATTAAAGAAAACTACTGTAATAAACTTAAAAATGAGATGTGGACAATTAAATATGAAAATTCGGCATACTATTTGGAAGCGACTAATTTCTCAGAATTTGCTTTACATGTTTATTCCAAAAGGGTTAATTTTACAGAATGTTTTGAAGAATGTGAAGATGATTGTCCCATTTGTTTAGGAAAAATAGGTGGAAAAAGACATGCTAAAACGATTGGGTGTAATCATCATTTTCATATAAAATGTTTAAATAAGTATGTGAAAAAACAATTGGAATCAAATAATATTGCATGCTGCCCATTATGTAGAGGTGGTGTAAATGAAACGGATTTGTTAAGAATAGAAAAGATTAAAGAAAGATTTAATTCATACCATGATACCGATTCTAATTCTAGTTATGGATATGGTTCAGATTAAAGAAATTTTAAATTATAATTTATAGTTTTTTTACAAATAAAAAGCAGCCACTTTTCATACATTTTGAAAGCATTTTTTCTGAACATTTTACTGAAGATATATTATTTTTAATAGTTTCATTATAAGTGTTTACGGTTTTGATGATAACATCTAGTCTGAAATTGCATTCACGATTTTCATCAGAAATAATTTTGTGTATTAAATCTTGTAGCATATCTCTATTAAAATTAGGCCGATTTGGATTAGGAGACGTTTTCCTATGATCTTTCCATAATTCGCAAAAATGTTTTGTTGCCTGTAAAATAGTATCTTTTAACCTATCATTTTCAACTGTTTGATTTAAAAATAATTCAGTTACTGGGACACATTTATTCAAGCTAACAAACTTTTCACATAATTCTATTGGATCTGGATTTTCTAATACATTAATTATAATCTTATAACTTTTATTTAATTTACTTAATGCAGTCCTTCTATGATTTCCATCATAACAAACCAATCCTTCCCCCTCAATATTTGCCAAGTAAATAACACCATCAACATATCCATTTTCTTGAATGTAATTTTTTATTTCATCTACTCTTAATTCATCACATGGTCTATTTTTACTCCACATTTTAGACTGTTTACATAAAGTTATTGAATCTGTAACATATACGTAATGATCTCCTTGTTTTAAAACAAATTTTCCATATATCGGATGATATGCATTATTGGTTTTTTTCATTAAAAATTTTTTAGTTTTAACAGAGTGGCAACTTTTGCATAATGCTTGAAAATTTTCAAGTGAATTATCAAAAGAAGTTGATAATTCATTTATATGATCCAAATCAAAACCTGATTCATCAAAACTTCCTTGGTTATCAGTCGTATCTTTTTGCCATAAAGGACATTGATATGTTTCAAGACCTTTAAGAGTAACGTTCAAATTATTTGCGCACTTAAAACATTGTCTTCCGGCTACCATTCTTTTTTTAGCATCGCTTAGGGTAATTCTTGCCGCACAATTCATAATAAATTTTATTAATGTGTCTTTAAATACCTGTCTATCATCAATTTTTATATTTTTATTAAATAATAATCTTTACCGGAGCTAAACTTTTTTTTTCTAATTCATTAGCGTACTTAATTCTTTCAAAATAATCATTAGGAAAAGCATAATCAGGTGATACTAAATATGGATATAATCGTGAATCTTTTTGTTCTTCGCAACATTGATTGCATTCAATACCACTACACATCTTACCATTTTCATTTAATGATTTATTACAATTATAACATATTGCAGAATGTTTACCCGTTTCATTATATTCTTTATATCCAAGTGTTTTAATATTTGTTGGCATTTCACAAAACCCATTAACACATCCGCCACGACTATTTGGATAATTTCTATTTTTTTTAAAAAAAGGACAATCTTCATTATATTTACAAGGTGTATCCCAAATTCCTACTCCTTCATCGGGTGTAAAAGATATACAAGTATTTTTATCTAGCGCATCCTTATAAAAACAATAACCATTTTGTAGATTTTTTAATTCTTCCATTTTTTGTTTTTCTTCTTGATGCTTAACATAGTCATCTACTGTATCTCTATAATTATTAATATAACTATCGGTAACATAACTTGAATTTTCATCACTTAAACTTAAGTGAACTTCATTTTCATCTAAATTATAATCTTTATCCAAATAATCTGCAAAAAGAATGTATTGTTCAATGTTTATACCTAAAATTATTATATTATTGATATAGTAATTAATATATTTGTTATCAAATAGAATATCAAAATAAATAAAAAAATTGTGCTCTTTATTTTTCCTATATACAACACCTTGAAATTCAAATCTCTCTAAGTTGTTATCGTAATCTATATAATAATTAATAATCTTATCAAATTTAAATTTAAATCTTACACTATCTACATATTTAATTTGATAAATTTCTTTTTGAGATTGCTTAGATATTTCTTCTAAGAGCCAATTTTTTACATATTTATAACTTTCTAAACTTTCTGGTGATGTATTTAAATCATGCTTTGAAGTTAGGTTTATTTCTTTTTTTGTATCAGAGTTTATCATAAATTGTTCTTTTGAAAATCCAAATTCTTTTGTTATTGTAGAAATAATTCTATCCATTTTTAAAAGGGAAATTTCCTTTCTAATTAAAGGATAATTACTTGAGCCCTTCATTTTACTTTCTTGTTCCAAAATCATTTTTGCTTTAGAATTTAGTGCTTCATTACTAAATCGCGATTTTGATTCTAAGTTACGATAAAAATCAACTCTGTGTATTAAATTTTTAAATTCAATAGAATTCAATTCAATAGGTTTATCAATATCAACCATTAAACCAACATCTTTTAAAACTGTATAGTTTTCTTTATCTGGTATAAATTCTAATAACTGATCATATTTTGTATTTGCTTTGTCTTGTGAATATGCTAATCCATTAACTCTAGATATTTCGTTCATTCCAAGTCTTTTATTAACTGATTTTAGTTTTTTTTTATCAACCCAATCTACATCAAACTCTAGCTTAAATCCTTCATAATATAAATAATATTTTACTAATTGATAAGAGAATAGTAAAATTAAAACAATAATAGTAATATAAAGAATTATATTCATTAATATAACCACATAAAATATAGTAGTATCAAATAAAAATTGATTTATAATTCAGCATACCTTTAATAATAAATATTAAGATGCAGGAAGACCTATGTCCACACTCATTTATGAAGGAAAGTAGGCGTGTAGCTGTGTTTGTTGATAAATTAAATTCTTGGTTTCCTCCTAGAGATTATCAAGAGTTGTGTATAAAAGATTTTATAGAAGTGTTAGAAAGTAATTTGAGTGCATATAAATCTTTAATAAAAAATAAAATAGAAATTCCTACACAATTAACTAAAAAATATAATCCAAAGGATGGTATAATTTTTAATATCTCATACAACACATTAAATGATGATTATGTGCTATATTTGGATACAATGAATTTTGAAAGTGGTAAACCAGAAAGTCATATAGCGGTAATTTACCATACATGGGATTCACTAGAAACAATTAAGAATCACGATATAATTAAACAGATGGGTAAACTTTCACCTGAATTAATAGAAATAATTAATAATAATTAATAACAATAATAATAATTAATAGTTAATAAAATGTTATAAAATAAGCTAAAAATTTTGTATTTAAAAGTAAGCATCATCTCCTTCGGCTTCTATACCATACTCATCACCATCATCATCTGGCATAACTTCAGCATCCAATAGAGCTTCCCTATCTAATCTATCATTTGCCATTCTACGTTCATTCCAAGTATCAAATGCATCTTCTGTATAATTCGCTCCTAACTCTGACCTGGCTTGATCTCTTAAATTTTCTTCTCGTTCTTCTTCAAATTCTAAAGGAGCAAAATCATTATCACCATTAGCTGGGTCTTGATCGCCTTCTTCTTCAATAGTTTCGCCAAAATGTAAATCTAAATCAGGTTTTTTAGATAAATTTTTCCAAGTAGTCATACCAAGCTTAATCATATTTGTAAGACTTTGACGCGATTCTTTATCTAAGTCTTTCATTACAGCCAAATTATTTTCCTTTTCAGATTCTAATTTTTTTTCAATATTTTCAGCCATTTTGCCTTTTGAATGTTTATCTAAAAACAATCTATCTTTATCTATTTCATTAATTAAATCAACAAGCAAACTTACTAAATGTTTTCTTTGGGCAGTTTCCATTTCAACAACTTCACCTAAATTTACAAAATCGCTTCCATCACTTAATTCAGCTAAGTTATCCAATACATCTTCAGAATCGTCAGTGTTTTTAGCAAAATCTGTATCAGCATCACCTACATCTCCTGCACCAGTTACAACCTTTGAACTAGTTTTCTTTGTACGTGCCATTCTATCACCTTTAACTATTTGCATACTAAGCATTTCTTTAAAAATTATAACAAATACATATTGTAAAAGACGCGCCAAATTTCTATTATCGCATTTACTAAAAACCTTTTTATCACGGCGACATGTATATTCATGCTCTTTGGCAGTTAAATTGCGCAATTGATTATTATTTCTATTAATTAATGATGAAAGTGAATCATAAATAATTTGATGCCCTTCAGAGCGCTTTTCTAATATATATTTGTCGCAAATAAGATTTGATGACTTTACAATTTGTCCTAACTTTTGAATATAATTATATGATATATTCCAATTAGCTGGTTTTTCGGTTTCATCAATTTCACTACTTCCAATATCATTGTGTATCTTTTTGGGAATATTGAAAAGATATCCATATAAATATTTTTTTATTAAATTAATTTTTAAGTTTACACCAATAGATTTAGCATAAACATAATCATGGCTTAGTTCATTATCCGCAAAAACCTCTCTTAATTCACCTAATTTTTTTAATTGTTCATTTACCTTATTACCAGTATCTTCACCTAACAATTCACTTATTTGACTAGATACTTCATCAATTACAACGCTTAATTGTTCAGTTAAGTCTTTCCAAATATCAACTATCTTTTGAATATCTTTCTCATCTCGTAATAAATTAAAGAATTTATTAATATAAGAATCTTTTCCAGTTACTTCATTCTTAGATAAAATAATAATTATATTCTTTAGTATATTAATATTTTCTAAGTCAGTTTCGACTTCAAATTGAGTATTAGCTGAATTACTTTCTTTCTCTTTGTTTGACAATTTATTTTCAACTCTATATTCTTGCAATTCCTCTAAATTTAATTGTTGTATGGTGTTTAAAAGACTAACATAGTCATCATATGTATATTCTGTTGTAGTTATCTTTGATCTTGGTGTATTGGTATAAATACATATGTCATTGTAATATATTCTTTTTTGTCCTACATATTCACCAGAGGGAACATAAGTTTCAAAAAGCCCAGTAATCTCTTCTGGAGTAATATCTTCACGTGATGAAAAAACATTATTTCTAAAAGTTGGATATCTATATATTTCATCAGAATATGTTTTGAAAATATTATTTTGGTTTTTCATCATACTTTCATTTGAAAACACATATCCTATTTTTGTATAAATTTCACGAATTTTATCGGTTTCTAAAAAGTAATTTAAGTAGTTTGCTGATAGATTAACGTTTGCAAGACAACATGAGTTTCCCATCAATGCTGGATTGAACATGAAATTTTGTACAGGTTCAGTATTAACTTTTGTATCAATTTCAGAAATTAATTTGAGAGATAAGTAGTTTTTAACATTTCTCTTATCAACTAAATTTAATTTTTGCATTTCAGATTCATTCATACTATCAATTTGTTTGTTTGTTATATTATACATAACTAAAGGAGGTCTAAATTCATTCCAATTATTAAGTGGAGTTATTTTTAGACGGTCTATTTGGGCTTCCATATCTTCTCTCTTCTTTTTGTATCTAAATTTAATATAGTCATCTCCAAAAAGTTTGGTAATTGTAGATTTTAATGTTACGTCAAGTTTAACCTTTTTAAGTGGAGCCATATTTGTATCTGTTGTTATAAGTGATTCAATAATGCATTTTAAATAATTTATACCCATATCTCCACTATCACTTAGTGGAAAACCATCAAGTGATGGAACACATTTTTGGTGTGCTTTTGTAATTTTATATTCAGGAACAGATGATTGTAATAATAAAAACATATATGAAACGGTATACATTACAGTATTTACTGTAGTGTACACATTATAAGCTTTGTCAATTGCTTTTGGCTTTCCTTTGAATGTAGTAGCCCACTCAATTTTTGGTTTGATATTTGTTAAACATAATCCAGATACAGTTTTTAAAAGGTTTAGTTCATCGGCTTCGTGTAATTTAATACCCATTTGTCCTAAAACAGCTTTGTATATTTTCATAATATCTAATTTATTGTCTGTTGTAATACCACCATCTTCTGCATCTAAAAACATTTTTAACGAATCAAAAAGCTCTGTACTTTCTTTTGAAGTACCAGCGTCTTCATCTTCAACTGTTGCATGAGTGACATCGCGTGCACCATTTTTACTAAAAGCTTCGGCGGTTTCATACTCTGCTATATGAATTTCTCTGCCACAATTTTTACACCAGTACATACCATCTTCTTCAACACCTAAATCATCAACAAGTTGTTTAAGATTTTCATCAAAATTATCACCACTTCTAAATATGTCAACCATACGCTTATCGCATTCGCAACATATAATTTTGTTTCCAAATTTGCAATAAACGTTCATAGGATTTTCCTTAGGTTCATTTTCGGGAATAGCTTCTCTTCCAAATTTTTTTATTAATATATCAAGTAAACTATATTTTTCAACATTTTCAAGCTTTGATATTTTTTCCAGATATAAATCTATTTTTTTATATAAAAGTTCATATTCAGGATCTATATCTTTAGCTTTTTCTTCGGCTACATCCTTTTCAAGATTTTGATATTTACGTTGGTTTAATTTATTATTTGATTCAATTATTTGTTTTAATTTTTCTAAGGTTTGATCAATCGGTTCTTTTTCTTTTTCTTGTTGTAGCGAGTCAATATTGATTGTTAGTTCCTTTATTCTATTTTCAAGATCATATTTTTTAGCTATTTCTTTATCAAGTTCTTTTGTAACACATCTATTTTCTAATTCATTAAAAGCACATCCACCAAATGAAAACATCTGTGAATTTATTTCATCTAATTTTTTTTGTTGGTATTCACAAAAATCTTTATTCTCTTCAACAAGATGATCAATCTCCATTGATGTCTCAAGTACCCATATATCGCGTCCTTCATCAAGCGAATTTCGTTTAAATAATTTCTTTTTGCCATCAACATCAAGAACACAAAACATACCTGGTTTTACTAAATGATCAGTTTCTCCATAAACTCGCTTATCGCTATCTATTTCAACACCTACACGTTCATTATCTAATTCTAAATCTTTAAAACTATGATATGTTTTAACTATTCTATTTTCAGGACATTTTTGTGCATCATAGATAAGATCGCGCTTCATTGTTTCAACCTTTTGTTCTTGAATGTAGAATTCTTGTTTTATTTTTTCTCTTTTTTCAATAATTTTTTGAATGATTTCATCTGGATCAAACTTAAATTTTTCAATTATATTTTTCACAATACTTTTAAAATAGTATTCACCACTATCAACTCTTGTTTTTAACCAATTTAATCTTTCAGAATCGGAATCCTTTGATAAATTAAAGAATGGATATTTTCCATAAAGTGGTTCAACATCCTTTAAAGACTTATCTGAAACTAACGAAATACTGGGTTTTTCTGGTTGTGATGGATTTTTTATAAATTTATTGTAAGTGCGTGTAACCTTTTCTGATTCTTTTAATTCTTCTTGATTGTTTTTTCTTAAAAGGGTTAATATTTCTATAATTTGTGGGAAAATGAAATCATTTAATGTTAAATGATATTGATTAAGAATAGATTTTAATATATTAAAATCAAATTCTTGATGTTTAGATTTCTTTCTAATTATTTCAATTACATTATTTGTTGATGGTACAATTTCTTCCAAATATTTGCGAAGTCTAAAATCATCAATTGAACTATCTCCTGATTCACCAAATAAAAATACCTTCATTTTATAACCATCCTCCACATGAGACGATCTAGAAGAAAGTGTAGTATTAATTACATCAACCATAGGATCTTCAAGATTAATATTTAATTTTTTTGGTGATCCATTGGAATCAGAATCATCAGGAACAACAACAATTGAATTTGTTTCCGCATCAAATTCTTCTACGCTTCCATTTATCAAAACATTTGCACCATCTGTATTAAAATTAAGAAGAACATTATCACCTATATCAATATCTATTTTTAAATGTTCTACTTGATTATTAATAGCAAGTTTATTAAAAAATTCCATATTGTTATGTTTGTTATAAACAACGGATGAAAGTGGTACTCTATTAAAATCATTTAATTGATAAAAGTCTATAGGTAATCTTACGAATCCAACAATATTAATATCATCACTTTTAAGTTCAATTCTATTAGAGAACTGAGAGTTTTCAAGCTTTAATTTATTATATGTAGGTAGCTCTTTAAGAAAGGTGTTTCTAAAAACACGTATATCTTCATCAAGTCTTTTTAATAAGCTACTTTCACTGCTTCCAGTTCTAAAAGGAAGTAACATTTCATGAAGTCTATTAAGTTCTTCATTTAATGAATAGTTAAATCTACCAGTACCTTTCTTGTAGTTTGTGCGCATTTTAATGGCGTCATTTATTTTTTTTACATTGTCTACCTTTATAAATGAATCATTATCAAGTTCTTCTAAATTTCCATTAAGTAATGATGAGTATTCAATATCCAATATTTCATAGAGTTCTTTTTTGTCATCTACAATAGGAAGTATATATGAATTTGAAAAATCTAATTCTAATAATTTTTTAATATTTGGTTTTGTGTCAAATGTTTTTATATTTAAATTTAATTTAAAAATATTCGTTGGATCAATTTCGTCGGTTGATACTTCAGATTTTAATTTAATGCAATTTTTAACCAATGTTTGAGCACGTTTAATGTAAGTTCTATTTGTTCTATATTTTTCAGGTACCATCTTCATGATTTCATTGAATAAATCTTCGGATTGATCTTTTTCGTTGGCAACAACTTTTTCTTCTGGAATGATTTCTTCATCGTTAATTTGAATACCATCTTCTATATCAATAACAATATCTTCATCATCAACAATAATTTCACCACTTGGAAGATCACTATTGTCTACATCTACAGACATTTCAGGTTCTACCATATTTACATTTACATTTTCAGATTCCGTTGGTTCATCATTACTTGCAGAAACAGTATTAGGTGAAATTTCTTCGGGATCCAATGATTCTAAACTTTCCGCTTCTGGATCAACACTTGAATTTTCTTCTTCAACAGCAACATTTGTATCAGGTACACCAACTGTGTCTAATCCTTCTCTAGCACCAACAGTGAATTCTTCTTCATCTTCAGGTAATTGATCTTCATCTTCTGGTAATTGATCTCTCAAACTAGTAATTATTTCGTCATCTTCATTACTTTCATTTAGTAATGAATCTTCATTATTTGAATCTGATTCTTCTAAAATATTTACGGTTTGCACATTTGAATTACTTGCACCCCCTTTTTGTTCTTTAATATTCATTATTTCTTCAAATGGATCTCCTATATCATCAAGTGAAAATTTTTCAAAACTAGTCCCACTCATGAATTATAAAATTATAATATATTTTTTTTTTATTTTATACCACAGACAATATAACTAGAACTTTATTAAAAAAATTGATTTAAAGTTTCAAAGAAGAAATAGGTTATACAACACAACCTTCAAAACTTATTTAATTAATATCCTATAATGCATTATCTTAATTGTTTAGAAAACGTAACTGACTTTGAAAAATCAAAAAAAATTTTAGAAGAAAAGGGTCTTAAGATTAGATCGTATTATACCAATCCAGACTCTGATAAATTTTACCCAGAACTATACATTGTCAAATATGATAAACAAAATTGTGATATGTCTGATCAGGACGTACAAAAATGTAGAGGGCTTATCTTGTCTAAAATAGATAATAGTGTAGTTTGTCCGGTTCCTCCAAAATCTATTTCTTCGGACGATTTTGCAAGTAATTTTAATAGTTCACCAAATACATGGACGATTCAAGATTTTATTGATGGAACAATGATAAATTTATTCCGTTTTAATGGTGAAACATATTTATCAACAAGAAGCTGTTTAAATGCTAAGTGTAAATGGTTTAGCAATCAAACTTTCGCTGATCTATTTACACAATGTTTAGGTAGTTCTCCTAAAAAACTTGATTCGCTTGATATGGATTATTGCTATTCATTTGTCATTCAGCATCCAGACAACACAATTGTCAAAAAATATTTAGTTCCTGATTTGGTACTAACTTGTGTATCGCGAATCAATGATAATACAGTTGAATTTTTAAATGTACATGAATTTGTTGAAAAGCATAATCTTGATTTTAGAGTTCCAACAGAATTTAATTTTAAAAGAATTGAAGATATTTACAGTTATGTAAATTCCCTAAGTGAAACAGACCAGGGAGTTGTATTGCTAAAAAATAATGAAAAGGGTGATCATATTAGGACAAAAATTAGAAATCCAAAATATTCTTCTGTTAGGAAGCTAAGAGGAAATACAAACAATAAAATGTATTTGTTCTTTGAGCTTCGTCAGCAGGGAAATGGAGCAATGGAAAATTATCTTAAATATTTTGAAGACGATCGTGTTCTTTTTGATGGATTTAGAGAGAAACTGTATACATTTACACAAAGACTATTCCAAAATTATCTTGATTGTTTTGTGAATAAAAACGAAAAAGGAGATACTATTAAGAATCATAAAAATATAGATTTTGAACTAAAGCCTCTAGTTGCAGAACTTCATGCTAATTATTATAATACACGACAGAAAACAACAAAAAATACTGTAATTCAATATCTTCATAATATGGAAATCCCAAGAATCTTGTTTGTATTAAATTACAAGAATAGAGTTACAAATGATACCACCGATCAAAACCAAAATGAAGAAAATTAATAAAATCTAAAATATAATTATATGATAGAAGTGTAAAAAATTTTATAAAAATAAAATACTAAACATGCTCACAAAAAGAATGATCAGACTTAGATGAAAGTACTACTTAAGAATTAAAGAAAAATATTTTTATTTTGTTAAAAAATTTATTAATATACATAGAAATAAGCAAAATTTAAAAAATATTATAGAAAAATTAAATTATAGTTTAAGAAAAGTTACAATGAAGTAGTATGTGACTTTATATTTAAAGAAAAAATTAAAAAAGGATTTATAAGACTTAATTTGGAATCATGGTAAACCAGGACTTCATGTATATGTTTATAAAAAAAGATAATTATAGGTATTGAATTTATTGATATGATATTTACTACACCTTCATCCCAGTCAACTTATTGAATTCTCCAATAAGATATGATGTGGTTTTTTCAAATAAATCTTTTACTGTATTTATGTCATCATCATTAAAATTAACACGAATTTTTATATTTTTTTGAAGAGGATGTGGATTCATATATCCAACAAATACGTCTTCATTTAATTTATTAATATATGTTTGGAGTAAAAATCCAAGTGTATGATTTTCATTTTCAATTGTAATATCATAACCATTCATTACCGAAGAAGATTCTCTAATTGTGATGGGTGATTCTTTAGAATCAAGTGCCAAATCAAGATTTCTATTAAAAGAATTAAGTTTTTGCACTAATTTTTTCAAAGCACGATTAAAAATTTCTTCTGGAGAAATAACACCTGCACTTTCAATCATAAAATCAAATTTATTTGGATCACCATTTTCATCAACATAGAAATATCGTTCAGATTCTTCAATATCAAATCGTTTAGCAAGTACCTTCAACTCTTCTTCATTCGGTGCTTCAGCTAAACCTCCAACCATTTCTTCAAACGCCTGTTGTGCTCTTGTAGGATCTTTACGGTTTGTAAATACAACACAAGATACGGGAGAAAATCTACTATTGTCTTTACCACTACCTTTTGAACATCTCCCTTCAATATTGATTTCTTCACCATCTCCCGTAGGATTATTCTTTAGAGTAATAACAAGAATGTTATCTCCAGTAATACTGTTGGGAGGAAAGAATTTATTTGTATCCTCAAATTTGTCGGTTTGTAAATTTTTTACTTTAAAATCTTTTGTAGTTACATGAATTAATTTGTTTGTATTGTTTTGCTTTTGTAAAATAAATTTATAGTTATCGGGGTTAAATCCATCAACATCTTCAATATTAATTGGAATTAATCCTAATCTATGTAAAAGAAATTCATTGTGTAAAGAACTACTATTTTTTATAACTTTTAGATCTGCTTCTTCATAATTATCTATATTGAATCCCAATGTTTCTACTTCGCTTAAAATTGTACGGCGAATAGCATTAACAAAGGCACTATTGCATCCAGAAACTGAAAATTTTACAGTTTCTGGGTCTGTTTTTTCAATGTCACTTATAGAAATCATTATTATTATACAATAATCATATAGATTATTTTAAATCAATTTTTTTAATAATTGATTTCAAATAAAAGTTGTAAACGGTAGGTAAAAATCTAAAAAAAAAATTATTTTATATTTTTAAAAAAAATGAAAAAAGATATTTTATTTTATAGTAATTTTTGCACATACTGTAAAGAAGTATTAAATAACATCTCAAATACTCCTTTGAATGAAAATATATTATTTGTTTGTGTAGATGATGAAAATATTCAATTGCCCCCATTTATAACATCTGTACCAACTATTTATTTAATTAATGATAAAAAAATAGTTGTTGATGAAGCTATAGGAGAATGGATTAAGGAAAAACTTTCAACTAATGCTCCTCAACCTGAAAGTGATGAGATTCAGGCCTATTTTGGATCAAATGGCGATTCATTTGGATTACACTTTTCAAATTTAGATAATTCTGATACAAAACCATATATAAGTTCATTCACCTTTTTAGGCGATGATAATGGATCTTCAATGGCTGCACAAACAGACTCTAGACAAAATTCTTCAGACTCTCCAAAATTACAATTTGATTCTAAATTAGAAGAAATACAAAAATCTAGGAACAATGAATTTCAATCAATTAAGAGAACATAAATTTTTTCGTTAAAAATTATTTAAAACTTTATTTACTTAATTATAATAAACTAAAATGGCAACTTATCTTACTGCATTTAATAATCTTATTTTCAAATTCACAGACGATCTCATAGAAACTTTTCCAGAAGAAAATGATTTCAAAGTATATAAAAGAGCCTTAACTATTTTAAAGTCAGCAAACGCAAAAAAAATGTGTGCAATTTTCAAAAGTTATTCATATATTTATAAAGAAAAAATATTATCAAACGATGAATCGTTCTTTTTAGAAAACGAGTATTCTGAGATAAAAGAGGCAAATGGAGATGAAAATACTGTTGAACAAGTAATTAATAAATTAAAAAAATATTGGCACGAATTAAGTAAAGATAACAAAAACAAAATATGGAAGTATTTAGAAACATTAATCAAATTATCTGATCTTATTGGATAACTTACATGCGTAAAAATTATCTTTTTTTTTTATTTATTCTATGTTATATTATGGTTCAGACAAACATTGAATACTTTAATTCTAATCTTAAACTTTTTGTTCTTGATATAATCAAGATTTATTCAGATGTTGAAGAAGATTTGCGTGAATATTATGGTGTAGTATTAAATAGCGATATATGCAATGAAGATAAGTTTATTAAAAGATATATGAGAAAATTAGGTGATAAAAAGGATTTAATATCAAAAAAGAATGATGAATTATTCTCAGAACAAATTCATATTTTAAAGGGGGTTGATTTTAAAGAGCTTATGGAACGTGAGACAACAACATCCACCGTGAAAGATTCTATTTGGGATTATTTACAAACACTTTTTGTAATTGGTGAAACAATTGTTAGTGACAGTAATTCAATAAAATCATTAGTTGAAAACTTTAAAAAAATAAGAGAGGCTGATGGAGATATGAGTAATTTAATCACAGAGGGTACAGAACCTTCCGAAGAAGATACCCAAGTTTTAGAAATGCTCAAAAATTTATCTGAAAAAACACAGGAGAGTGCCGAAGGTGGTGGAGAAATAAATGAAGAATTAATTAATAATGGACTAATAGGAAATCTTGCAAAAGAATTAGCAGAGGATATAAATCTTGATGAATTTAACTTAAATATTGATGAAAATAGTGAGAATGTAAATGACGTATTTAGTAACTTAATTTCAGGAGACAACCCTATGAAATTTATGAATTTGATTCAAAATGTTGGACAAAAAATTCAATCTAAATTAAGTGATGGTAATATTGATCAAAGTAAGTTGGTTGATGAAGCTCAACAAATGATGGGTATGCTAGGAAATAATAATCCACTTTTTGAGAACTTAATGGGTAAAGCTAGAGGAAATGCCCAATCTGAAAATAGTTCACATAACAATCCTACCAAAGATCGTTTAAGAAGAAAACTTGAACAAAGGAAAAAAGCTAAAAAATAAATTCTAAAGTAATTATATATGTCCAATTCAGATCTACAAGGTATACAGTCCTATATATTAAATGAGCGGGAAAATAGAGGATCACACGACATTTGGTTTAATGATATATCAATACTATTTAACCCAGCATTTATTTTTGAAATAATTCCTACATTAAGCATGAGTATGAATGAAAAAATAAATGCCCTAACTAGATTTGCGTTTTTCCTATCGCTACTTTTAACCATAGTAAAGCAAAATTATGTATACATATATGTATTCTTAGTACCAGTAATTATCTCATATATTGCATATGTTTTTGTACCACAAAAAGAAAAATTTACTAATTTGATAGATGAATCACAAAATATATCAGCAGATGAACCTTCTAACTTCCAGATTTTAAGTAATGAAGATAAAGAGTATAATAGAGTTATGGAAAGTGCTTTAAATGATAATTGTCAGCGTCCAACTAAAGACAATCCTTTAATGAATATTTTACCAACAGATAACTTTGAAAAACGTAAACCAGCATGTAATATTAACGATGTAGATATAACTAAAGAAGTATCAGATTTAATTACAGATAAACCTTGTGAAAAGTTATATCGTGACACAAACTATATTTTTAGTGGAAATATAGGTGAAAGAGATTTTTACACTATGCCTGGATCACGTATACCTAATGACCAAGGATCATTTGCTAAATGGTTATATGAAACACCAGTATCATGTGCTATAGGAAATAATGGTATTTTAAAGCAATTTAAAGCATGTGCATTTAATAATAAAACTTTAGATGAAATGAAAAAGGTTTTAAATTAAATATTTTGATATTTTAAATGATATTTTTTTTTATAGTTTCTATATTATTGATATTTATAGGATTATTAATGTATTTAATAATTTGCAACAAAACAAAATCACTAGAGCAATTTAATAAACAAAAAAAAATAAATTTTTTACACATACCTAAAAATGCTGGATCTTCTATAATGGCATTATATAAAAATGAAATAAACTTACTTAAACATTGCAAATCGTTTCCTCAAAAAGATAGTATTAATCTTGCTATAATAAGACATCCAGAAACAAGAATTCAATCAATATTTGCTCATATTAAAGATAGGGATAATAAAAAAAAATCATATGATCTCAATGAATTTAATACTTTAGATGATTTAGCTAAGGCATATTATAATAAAAATCATAAAAATCATAATAAAGCTCATAAATTACTTGATTGGAGTTTAGAAAAATATAAAGGATATAACAATACAGAAGGGTGTTCAAATAATGGTTGCCCAGAAAAAAAAGCATGTCTTCATTGGTGCCCACAGCATTTATTTGTATATGGTCATGATGCTAAAGTTGATTATTTACTTAAATTTGAGAACTTGAATACAGATTTAAAAAAATTAATAGATTTAGGAGTATTAGAAAATAAAGAGCTTATACATAAAAATAAATCTTTTTCAAAATATAAAGAATTAACTGAATTAACACCTATCTGTAAAAGATTAGTTAAAGATATTTATAGAAAAGATTTTGAATTGTGGGAAAAAGCAGGATTAAATTAATTTGAAATTAAATTAAAAACAAAAAAAAAATATATTCTAAATTTATATATGAAACTTAATCAGTATAGTGAATTTAGTCCAAGTGAAGATAAATATGCAAATAGTAGAACAAGAGAGTTATCAAGTTTAAAAACAAAAAATAATTGTTCACCACTTAACCAGAAATTTGTTATTGATGAACAAACATCCTTAAAGGACGATGTATGCCATAATAATGGTAGAAATTTGCAAAGTGATTCAGTTAATGATTACATGTTAAGTAACTTTGCTGATTGTGATTGCGATATTAAAAATGTTCTTAAAGTATCAACTGATAATAGAGGTTTAATTGTAAAGGATGGTTATGGTACATCAGAATGTAACGTTGACTCAGAATCAAATTTACGTGTAGGGAATGTAAAGCGTCATCATAAAGTTGATCAACAGTTATTCCCAAGGCCATTTGCAACTACGCCTTTTATTTTCCGCGGAGAAGCTAAACCAGATATGGAAAGTAAACTTCTTTCATCTCTTCAGGTAGTTAAGCACAAACAAATGCAAAATGTATCTGTTGAAGATAATATTTATACTCCACTTACATCCAATTTAGCAGCAACAGTTCAAGATCCAGTTCATATTATTCAGTCAGTTGCAGATAGAAAATGGGTTAGAGGAGGGTTATCAACTACTCAAATGGTCAAAGACTTTGATTATTTAACAAATAGTGGAGATAATAACAAAATTAAACAATTATTAGCTCAATCTAAGCCTTACTTAATCTAATTTTTTTTATTATAAACTTAATTACAAAATTAACTTTTAAAAAAATATATTGTTATAATATATAATGAGTTCAAATAGACTGATGTACGATACTTGTGAATACCAAACAAAACTTACTGAAAATGTAAATAAATTAAATTACACATTAGACCCAATGAGAAACGAAAATTGCAATAAATGCAGAATGGAGCTAGGAACTATTGGTGGAACAAATGTTAGTCACATTAAAGGGAATCTTGTTGATTTAGAAACTGATTTATTAGGAATCACTCGCAAAGCTTCTCTTTGCCCAACACAGAAATTTTCTTCATCATGTGCGCTTGGTAATATGGCCAATTGCCAACCAGAGAATATTGTTATTCAAGGAGAAAACTGTGGACAAAAGCGTGTAATTGATACAACCCCAGTACACCTTAGGTCATGCAATTTAATTAGATATGCACCAACCCCTATGCCACCTAAACCAAATTATTCAAATTGTTTTAATTAATTTATTTTTTAAAATTTTATCATCTTATATTAATGAGATATTCAAAAAAACAATCAAATAATAAGAATAGTATACATCATAAAAAAAGTATAAAAAGACGTTCTCTAAGAAAACATGCTAAAAATATTTCAAGAAGATCAAGAAATTTATATAAATCACGTGGTAGATTAAATTTAAATAATTCTAAAAAGGGTATAAAGAATTTAAATAAGAATAGAACAAAAAAAGCAAGACGCGTTAAGAATAGAAAAAACTCAAATAAAAAAAATCAATCAGGTGGTAGTGCTGTAGGCAGTATTATGTCAATGATACCTTTTGTAGGAGGTGATGATAGCATGGATCAAACAATTAACTATGATGATGATGATGAACATGAAAGTAATCAAAAAGTTATGGTAAATGCTTTGTGTAATCAATTTATGAAAAACAATATAAAGGGTAATGCAACAACAGCGTATGATCCATTATTAGATACATTATGTACAGATACAAGAATAACTATGGCACCAAGACGGTCGTCTCAACCACCAAGAAGAAAAAGAAATTCAAGAGAAGCAAACAACAATAACAATAATGTAGAAACGGAGGATGATTCACAAAGTGGAGGTATGAAAATTCCTTCATTTTTAGAAGGGGTAAAAGGATTAGCAAAAATTTATTCAATGCCAATGAAGGCTGGTTATAATGCTGTTAATACTGGAATAAATTTAATAAAATCTAAAACATCTGGGTCATCAAACAATACCAATAAAGCACCTTCACAAGCTTCATCAAATACAAATAAACAAGTTTCAGGTTCAATTAATACAAATAAAGCTCCTTCACAAGCTTCATCAAATACAAATAAAGCACCTTCACAAGCTTCATCAAATACAAATAAACAAGTTTCAGGTTCAATTAATAAAAATAAAACTACTACATCTGAAAAAAGTGGAGGTGCAAAAGAGAAACCAAGCGATCAATCTTTTGAAAACGGAATAGTTAAAGAAGAAACTACAGAAGAAGAAATAGCTAGAGCCGAAAGAGAATTACAAGAGGAAGAACAAATAGTAATGGAACAAATTAAATCTAGTTTATCAAATAACAATAATTTTAACATAAGTAACGCTATGAAGCAAAATTAATTTATTTAAGAATTAAATATATTTTTGATTAATTTATTTAAAATTTTTGAAATATTATTAATAATATTAAAATTATATGGATAATAAAAATAAAATTGTTTTAGAAAATGATGTTGATTTATCAGGTAAAATGATTATTGGTATTATTGGAAACAAAAATGCAGGTAAAGATACAATTGGACAATATTTATGCGAAAAATTCGGTTATACCAGATACGCATTTGGAGATCCTGTGAAACAAGTTTGTAAAACCATATTTTCTTTATCAGATGAACAACTAAATGACAGAAAATTAAAAGAAACAATTGATCCTAGATGGGATATATCTCCTAGACACATGTTTCAAAGAATAGGAACAGAATTTGCACAGTTTGAACTATTTAAGTTATTTCCAGAAATAAAACAAAAACTTAAATATCGGGAACTTTGGGTTGATGTATTTGAAAAATGGTATCAAAAATCTGAAAATAAAGTAAATCCAGTTGTAATTACAGATGTTAGATTTAAACATGAAGTACAAAAAATAAAAGATCTAGGAGGTATTATTTTAAAAGTAAATAGAAATAACAACGCAAATGATTGTCATATATCTGAATTAGAGTTAAATAGAATACCTAAAAATTTAATTGATTATATAATTGATAATAATTATACGATTGATGATTTATATTCTCAAATAGACACAATAATTTATATTCCTTTTTAAAAAAAGATCAAAATAATTATCTTTAAATAATATATATGAGTTTCAATAGATTAGATTATGATACTTGTGCTTATAAACAGGAGTTGTCTGAATCAATTGGTCCAGGTGAATATCAATTAAGCACACCAAATATTAATTGTGAAGACTGTTTTACAAAAGATCCACAGCTTGTTTTGCAAAGATCTGGAGTAAGTGTTGCAAAGACTGTTCCAATGATTGATGTAGATTCCGATTTAATGAACATAACAAGAAAATTAAGTAATTGTAGTTCAAACGATTTTATTCCAAAATTTAATTCTGAAGGAGAAATTGATAATTCTCTTGAACAAGTCCATTTTAAAGACTGCTCAATGCCTACTATTGAAAATACCAGATTAAGTAATCCTGCATGCAACTTAAGAGGAACTGGTTGGAATAGATGGGAATGGTTATGTAATAATCCACAGGAACGTGTACTTATCCCATTTGATACAAATATTGCAAATAGACTTGTTGTAAAGGATAATCATCGTCCAGTTATACCAAAACCATTAGATCAACAAGGTATTTTGCCTTCACCATCTAATGAACCTATTAGAGTTAACATTGCTGTTGCACCAGCTGTACCTATTGATCCAATAAGTCAAAGTTTTGCTAACTCAAACAATATCCGTCAATTTTAATTAGGTTGATACCTTAATTAGTTTAATCTATAATTTTGAAATATTTAAATGATTTAAATATTTTTTAAGATAAAATGTAATGGATATGCATTGCTATTATATTTCACATAATATCATTTTTAATTATGAAGACAAAAGAATTTATATTGAAAATGATGATGAAGTTGTAAAAATCAACAATAAAAATTTCAAAGAGATATTAGGTGAATATTCTTGGGAAGAGCTTGATTATTTATGGGATATAGAAATAGGAAACAAATATTTAATGCTTGATTGTGGATCAAATGGAGATTGTTTGTTTCACTGTATATCTGAGGCAATTAATTTAAATAATATTTACAAAAATAAAATTCACCAATTAGACTTGATGGATATTGAAAAATTAAGGGAATTATCTAGTAGAGAAATTACTAAAGATAATTTTGATTATATATTACAAAATTATAAAATAGAATATGAAGAAGATGAATTTCAAGGTAGTTGGATACCAGATAATATACAATCTATAAATGATTTACAAAATGAAATTAAGAAATGTGGTAATAATTTTTGGGGAGATCATATAATTATTCAGTTATTATCAAAGAAGTTAGGTATTAATTTTATAATTTTAAATAATGATATTGATGATGATAATGTTTCATGTACAAAAGTAGAAATGCCAAATAATAAAAAAATTATTTGTTTAATTTTTGTAAATAAATGTCATTATAAATTATTGGGTAAGTTTGATGGAAATAAAGTTAATGTAATATTTAAATCAATTCCTAAAGAAATCTTAAATATAAATTATTAAATAAAGTTAGACTGTTCGCTTAAATCTAATTTTAAATTTCTTGATTATAATAAAATGGATCCCAGCGTAATGAACTCAATGATGGATATGATGAAAAATCCCCAGCTTATGACTCACATGAATGACATGATGAAAAATCCTAAAATTCAAGAAATGATGAATAATCCAGAATTAATAAATGGAATGATGAATATGTTTGGAGATAAACTACCACCTGGAATGAACCTAAACGAAGATACAAATGAAGAAAGTACCAACGAAACTTCTGAAACAGATGCTGATGTTAATGTTGAATTAATTGAAAATAAAGCATTTTCACCAGAAGATATTGTTGTTTTAAATGGGTTAAAAAATGATGCATTTAATGGACGGACTGGAGCTATTGTAAGTTACAATGAAGATAAATCGCGATATGTCGTACAACTTGATAATTTAGATGATACATCTGAAGAAAACCGAGATCAGAGGATTATGGTAAAAGAAGAAAATCTTCAGAAAGAACCTGAATCAGTAGAAGTGGAAGAGGCGCAAGAGACTGAAGAAATTATTAATATTGATTAAATTTATTTTAACTACTATTTATTTTTTATATACATTAATAGTAATGGGTATAACATCAAAAAAAAAACACACTAAAAATACAATACATAGTGGTTTATCAAGTAGAAAAACCAGGAAATATAAAAATAAGACTAATATTGATTTGTCAAAATTAGTTTTTAAATCCAAAGATATTTTAGGAGAAGGAGCATATTCTAAAGTATATAAGTTTAGATATAATAATCAAGTAAGTAATAAATATGTAGTAAAAAGAATAAAACTATTATTTTTAAAAAGATTTTATGGTAAAAATGCAGACCAAGAAATATTAACTCTTTTTAATAATGAACTAAGAGCACTTATACATTTATCAAAATTGGGGTTAGCTCCTAAAATATATGGAATATATTCAGATATACCAAATAATAAGCTTTATTATGTTTTAGAAAAACTTGATTCTACCTTAGGTAGTATGTTAAGAAATAATGAATTTAAACCAAGTTATACAAAATTAATAATAGAATTATTGAAGAACATGTTAAAAACAAAATATCGCCATACAGATTTGCATATTGAAAACATAATGTTTAATAAAAAAACAAATAAATTTGTGCTAATAGATTTTGGTCATCACACTGAATTAACTAAAAAGAATTCTGAAGGATATTTTACCGAAATATCCGGAAAACCAGATAAATTACTAATTGATAAAAGAAAAGGATATAGTAATGCGGTTTTAGGAACTAGTGGAGCTTCCGCACTATCAGCTATTTACAAATTTTTAGTATTTAAAACCCTAGATAATAATGAAGACGCATTTAAATATTTAGACAAATTAAAGAGATTTATAAAAAGTGTATCATCAAAAAAAGACTATATAGAAATAATCAATTCATTAAATCATGGTATTGGATTATAAGATAAGTCACTCTTTCTTTTTACTATTATACCTTCATCACTATTTTCGTCATCTTCTAGAATCGTACTTAAATCCATATTATCAAATTCTTCGTCAGATGGATCAATAATGCATTTTATGTTTGATTGTATATCATCTTCATATTCATATTCATCTTTAGCTTCATCTTTATTTAATCTGTTATTAAATTCTTCCTCTTGCTGTTGAACATAAAGGTACTGATAATATGTTTTTACAATATACTTTTTAACCTCTTCAGTATCATAATACAATTGAACTGGTTTATTATTTTCTTGTGCGCATTCTAAATTATTATCATATATTGTTTCGCATGCATTACCAGTAATAAGCTTTTCAATATATAAATATGATTTATTTTTCAATTGTCTATACATAGCTGACGCCGTATTTTTATAATTTACACTTAAATTACCAATAAAGGTATTAATGCCTATACCTGAAAATGTAATATTTATATCTCTCGGTTTTCTATTATTATAAATGAATTCATAAAATATTTCATTTTTTTCAGTTTTATAAAAAAATAATATAAATTGTCGCCCAGAAGAATCTTCCCCTCTTGAAATAGGTGTAGTTACTTCTTCATATAAATAGTGATACCTAAAAGCACAGTTAGATCCACATAAATTATCTATGCAATTAGCATGAATATTTTTTATTATTGGTATCTTAAAATATGCATCAAACCCACCAACACTTTTTATTAGTTGAGGACCCAATCCATTCATTAAATAATTTTTAAAAATATTAGAAATAAATTCGTAAACAACATTTCTAAATACTAAAGGATGTGCTTTTTTTGTATTATAAAATTTTCTGTAGAAAGAATTTTCAATTGAATATTTGTTTAATATTTTTTTTGTAAAATAAGTGCTTGTCATAATTTTATAAAACTTTTTACAAATAAAAGCATTTCTAAAATAACCTTTTAAATTTAAATCAAACATTGGTGCTGCAAAAATAAGAATCCTTTCTAAAACTTCATATGGTAGCATTAACACTTGACTTTCGGGTTGAGAAAAATCACAATTTTGTAATGAATTATTTATTTTGTGTAAATCAAGACTGTTAAAATCCGTGTCTTCATTTTTTGTTACTAAATGATTATATAAAGTATATTTAATCTTAGACATATCTATTTTTGTATTTTGTATTAATTTAATAATGTTTCTTCCATCAACCAAAGGATTACAAAATGCTCTATCGGAAAGTAAAAGCTCTTTTATTAAACTAAAATTATTATTATTTAGAAACGGAACTTGTTGCAACAAAGAGAAAATAATATCTTTTTCTATAAAAGTTAAAAATTTTATTTCGTCATCGCTTATAAAAATATTAAATATATCATGAAATCCTGGAAAATTTATGTTATCGTCATCGTTATTATTATCAATATCACTGTCTTCTTCGTCATCTTCCCAATCACTTTCTTCTGAACTCTCTTCAAAGTTTAAAATAATATTATTCATTATTTTAGTTCTATAAAAATAATGCAAGATATACTTAAATAAACTTTATTAAATTACTATAACATTTTGAAGATGGTAATTATCGGTTAATATATTATAAATAGTGGTTGATTTAGAATCATTACTGGAAATACTAGAACATGATAAAATTCTTACTGATCCTTTAGAATTTGATCTAGATATATTTAAATTTGTATTTTCTTCTTGAATATTATTTAAATTTGCTTCTTCAGAATTAATTACCGAACTTGTTATACTTGATGTAGACATATGATTATTTTTAATTAAATTACTAATACTTTCAAATATATAGTCTCTATAACTATCTTTTTTAATAAATATTTCTATTTCTGTTTCTTCATCGTGTAATGTTTTAAAACATTTAATAGTAATTTTGTTTTTTTGATTATTTAATAAAGAGATAATATTAAATCTGTTAAAAACTAAATCATACTTATTGAATAAAATATTGTTAAAGGTGACCAATACATCCTTTTTTAATTCTGTATCTAAAAACAATGTTGCATTAAATTTAAACAAATCGCCTTTTTGTTTTACTTGACATTTAAAATTATTTTTAAAAAATTTGCGACAATAAGGACAGCTTTCACTTTTTTTAAACCAATCATTAATACATGATTTATGAAATAAATGGCCACATGCTAATTGAGTTATATGTTTACTCTTTATTTTCTGACTTTTATCAATGAGAGAAGTAGTTTCAGATAAATAATTATCTAAAGAATCTAAACAGATAGAACATTCCATAAATAAATAAAATAAAAAATTATTTGTATTAACCAATTAATTTGAATATGCTAATCCACCATGGCCACTCATAATTCTTAAAATATTATAATTAACTGCATACACCTTAACATCTACATTCCCATTATTAACTGTGCTACTTAATGAATTATCTGAAAGTGTTAAATTAAGGAAAGCATTATCAATTCTTGAAAAATTACATGTACCACTTGGTTGATGATCTTCTGGGTGAAGAGCGAATGAATAGCAATTTATTCCTGGTGCAGGAACATTTGTGTGATGTTGATACGGTTGAATTAAATTAAAATAGCTTCCATTGCGTTCAGAAAATCTATCATTCCCATTTAATACAAGTTTTCCTGACACAACAGGATTTGCACCTACATCACGGCGCATATTTCCGCTATGTGACCATCTACCATATCTATTATGATATGTATTAACAGTATTTGGTTTAGTGTATTGAGATATATCTACATATCCAGCTACATCACCAGTTAATGTAGATCCTGTATAGTTTTTAGACCATTGATTACTGGAATCTAATCTGCCTTCAACTAATACTTCACTATAACCCCCATTATAATTGTGCATTCTTCTTCCCCCAGGCATACCTACCCCACCATCGGGTTCTGGAGTCCCATTAAATCCACTATAATCCCATACATCAGTATAATTAAAATTTTGATTTCCACCTCTTGTTTGTGAATATTTTTTTGTAATAAAATTAGTTGGTTGGACAACCCAAATTAATTCTTTTACTGGATGTGTGAAATTAAGTTTTACTTGTGGACTGACAGAAGTTTTTTGTCCACCATTATACTGAACAGTTTCAATTAAGTATTCATGTGCTACTTTTGCGAAACGTCTTCTTTCATCAGTATCTAAATATATATAGTCAATCCATAAGTAGCTATTTGATAGACTTAAGGATTGAGATCCTAATACTGATTTACCATCTGATACCGATGTGTAGGTATCAGCTGAAGTTTGTTCTGCTGCCCAGATACAATTATCAAGTTCATTTAATGTAAGTGTAATGTTAATGTCACTATATTGAAGAGCAATAAGAGGTAATGCTAATCCTGGATTTCTACAAAACCAAAATTGAAGTGGTACATATAAAGTATGTGAATCAACTGTACATGTATTTGCTGAGTTTGTACTATAAATTTGTGTTAGTTTTGGAATATTTCCAACCATTTCCGCGTAAGCGTGCTGTTTTCCAGAATCATTTGTAAGTTCATTCCAAAGGTGTAACCATTCACCATATTGTTTATCTATTTTATGACCACCAATACTTACTTCCATAGTTTTTAATAGTAAATGCCCTAACCAATTAAGCCATCTAAATGATCTAAATTTAGAGGTACCATCGGTTAATCCATAACTAACATTTATACTTGGCGTATCTGTTTGAAAATAAATACGAGATATTAAATCTGCATTACGCTGAACTGTAATTGAAACTTCCTGTCCAAAATCAGCTGTTCCATTAAATGACTGTTTAATTGCTTCAACAGAAAAATTAGTATGTCTTCTATAAACTACTTTAAAGAAGGTAATTTGTGGGTTTGATGTGAGATATATATCTTGTGCACCGTATGCAACTAGCTGTAATAATCCACCTGCCATATAACTTATTAAAATAAAATATTTTTTTCTTTAAGTTTAATACTTAAAGATAAACACTTATTTTTTATTATTATTTAAAGAATGTCCTCTTTTAAGACAAAAAATAAGGTGAAGAAGAAGGATGATTTAAATTCCCGTGTTACACTAGATGCGTTACACAATAACAAAATAAAGCAATTTAATCAAAATCAATCTAATCTTAAAAAAATGGAAATGGAATTAATACTTTTAAATAAGAGATATAATAATTTAGAAAAAAGAAAACTAAAGGACTTATCAACTGATGAAATAGAAGCAAAGTTTGATCTAAACGATAAAATTGTTAATTTAGAAAAAAGAATAAAAGAAATTAAATCTAAAACAGAGGATGTAGATTATTTTTTAGATACAGGAAATTTGCTGTTTCAATATTATACTGTGACCAATGATATTGCTAAAGGAAATATGAAAAAAAATACTTTAAAGAAACAAATTAGTGTTTTAGAAAATAATACAAAATCTGTTATGGAATATTTTAAAGTGCAAGCGGAATCTTCATCTGATTCTGGAGATGATGAAATTCCTAAAAAAAATAAAGTATATCAGTCAAGAGCAAATATTTATGATGAATATATGATTAAAACCGATAGTAATTTCGTATTAAAAGGTGATAAATCAAATATTGATATTTGTCAAGATTGTGGTGTTGAAAAAACATTATATATATCAGATGGAAAGCTAATATGTAATTTATGTGGCGAAGAAACAACGATTTTAGTTGATTCTGATAAACCAAGTTATAAAGACCCACCAAGGGAAGTATCGTATTTTGCATATAAGCGTATTAATCATTTTAATGAATGGTTAGCACAATTTCAAGCCAAGGAATCTACTGATATACCACAAGATGTATATGATAATATTATAATTGAATTGAAAAAAGAAAGAATTGTTAATATGAATGAATTAACACCATTAAAATTAAGAGAAATTTTAAAAAAATTAAAGAAAAATAAATACTATGAACATATACCACATATTATAAACAAATTAAATGGTATACCGCCACCAGTAATGTCTAGAGAAACTGAAGAAGAGTTAAGACGGATGTTTAAGGAGATTCAACTTCCATTCCATAAATATTGTCCAGCAAATAGAAAAAATTTTTTGTCATATTCATATGTTTTACATAAATTTGTACAACTATTAGAATTAGATGAGTTTTTACCTTGTTTTATGTTATTAAAAAGCAGAGAAAAATTACATCAACAAGATCAGATTTGGAAAAAAATATGCGAACACTTAAAATGGGAATTTATTCCAAGTATATAAGGTAGGTTTAATTTTAGTTCTTATTTTATAATTTATTTACTATATGACTGAATCAATGTCACATAATATTTCACAAAAGTTATCTCCAACAGATATTGTTAAAGTAAGTGATAATAATATTTACATTTATTTTAGATATTTTGAAAAAAAAACTGAGTATACCGATTTACTGACACATATAATTACAATCATGAATAATTTTAAGAAAATACAGGATACTAATAATAGAGATAATTTTGTAAAAGTATTAGCAGATTTTGAAGGTATTAAGCTAACAAAGCTTGATTTTGATTTCATTAAAGAATTGTTGAATTATTTAGAAACAAATTATAATAATATTCTTTCTGAATTTTATTGTCTAAATGTTACAGTAGTTTTTAAAATGGCTTATAAAATTTTAAAGCCAATGTTAAACAAAAATGTTAAAAGTAAAATAAAATTTTTGAAAAAGGGCGATAATAGTAAACTTATAGAAATTCATGAAAATGATTTAGATGATATTTAATTTTAATTTTTTTAAATTTATTAATTTTAATTTTTTTAAATTTATTAATTTTAATTAACTTACTAAATATTATTTAATTTTTAGAAACATTAATACTTATTGATGGTGTTACACTATCTAAAATAGAGAACATAATACCTGCTACTAAGGCAATCCAAACAATTTCCATAATATCTAATTTATTCTTTGGAACAGAATAAGCTGCAAATGCAGTTACTAATACTAAAACCAAATATTTTGTTAATCTTCTTATAACTTCACGAATATTTATCATATAATATTTATTAACAAAAAAAGTATTTAAAAGTTTTATATTTAATTTAAATATATTATGGCAGATTCAGAAAATAAAGATTATTTAGAGGTAGATAACCCAATCGCAGGACAAAATTATACATGTATTTCATTTATTTCTCCAGAAAATACGTTGACAAGAAAAGAACTATTCATGTTTAACAAATACATGTCTCAACGATGTGCCGAATTAACACAAAAAGTAGAAAAGGCAATGGAAGATGCACCTACAGAAGTACGAGCTACTATAAAAGAAGAATTAGTATCAGAACTTGAACAACATATGAAGTATTCTTATACAAAATTTGCTTCCACATTTGATGATTTTAAATATAAATATAGTTCAGAGCTTGAAGCACAATTTAATCAGTTTTCTGAATTCAAAACAAGCGTTAGAGGTGTAAAGGTACGTGGTTGTTATGATACTATTCAAGAAGCACAGGCTAAAGCAAAAGAATTACAGCGCCAAGACCGTTCATTCCATGTATTCGTTGGCCAGGTAGGTTACTGGTTACCATGGGATCCTTGTGCTGATGGAGTAGGAGATGAAGAATATTTAGAAGAAGAACTTAATACCATGATGAAGAAATATAAGGAGAATTCTGTTGCAAGAGATTTATTGTACGAAGAAGAAAAGAGAGAAAAATTAAAGGCAGCTATGCAGGAAAAGGTAGAGGCTGAGCGTAAGCAAAAAGAGCTTCAAGAACAAATGAATGAGCCAGATCCTTGGTTAAAATCAAAATTTGAAGATGCTCCTGAAACCACTAACACAGAAACAACAGAAACTCCACCAGCAGAAAATAGTACAGAGTCTGGTACAAGTTTACCAGAAACTACTGATACAGTTAAGGAAGTATAAATCATAAATTTATTTTAACAATAATTTCTTATTATAAAGTAAGTAATGAAAACTATTGGATATTTTATTCTTTTTATTTTAGTAATTTATATTACCATAAATTATGCCCATTTTAAATATAACGTTGATAAGGAAAAAATTATAGTAAAAGAATTACCTCTTCCAACAACATTTTATGATTTCTTTAGACAACGATCATTAATAACGGATTATGCTCAAATGTTTGGTATTGAAGGCGATGAATTAAATTTAATTAATTCACAGAATGATATTTCTAATAAAAATAGTAAAACTGCAAAAAATAATGATCTATATGTTCCTCAAAGAATATTTGTAAATATATAATATATAATTTCTCTATTAATGTTAATGGAGATAGTAACACTCAGTTTTTTATTAATTGGTATAGTTTTTGTGTTGATGGGTTACATTAATCTTTTTTATAATGAAAAACAAGAGAAAAAGGTAATTGAATACAGATTTATTCCTAGAAATGTATATGATAATATTGAATCAACAGATTTAGTTGACCAATTCTCATTTATGCATGATTCAAGTAATTTACTTAGAAAAACAAATTTAGTTTAATTAATTTATATCTATTTAAAAAAAATTATTAATTAATTTTATAATGTTCTTTTTTCCTCCTAATTGTCCACCAGAAATACTTGAAAAGGTAATGATCGCTCAAAATACAAATTTAAAAATTCAAAAGGAACGTGAAGAGCGAAATAAAGATTTGAAAAAAATGAATGAATATAAGAATGCTATAGATAAATTTCACGAAAATATTAACAATTCATTCTCTATGTCTGCTATGATGTATTTTAGTCATATATTTATAGAATACCGAAAATTAAAAAAAAAACTTGACATGGAAGATAATGAATGGGATATCCTCTAATAATTAGTTTTTATAACGTCCACAACATGTCCTTTCTTTTTGGGATGATGATACTCGCCATTTTCTTCTTCTGAATCAAAGCCATCATTATAATTTGCGTTGTGATGTTTCCAAAACTCTGCGGCACCTATTTTAAATTCTGGGTGTCCATCTGCCTTATACCAAAACACTTGATCTTCTAATTTATTACTTTTTGCATTATTATTAATTACTAAGCAATGAAAATCTTCCGTACATGCATCCATTACTTGACAAAATATTTCAAATGATGGAAACATACCTGCATAATGCTCATATAATCTTTTTCTATTTGATACATAGTTTTCTCTAAGAATAAATACATAATCAATATTTGTTCTAAGATTTGGTGGAACACCCAATGCATACTGCATAGTAATAATAAAAAGCATTTTAAAATGCCTACCATTCATAAATAAATTCCTAATGTTTTCATCTCTAACCCAACTTTGATCATATAAGCAATCATCTAAAATAAGAAATGCTCTTGGATCAATATTTGATGAACCAAATTGAGCCTTGTCTTTATTTATTTTTTTAATTACCATTCTTTGTCTTTTAACTGCGTTTGCAACAACCTGTGGCGTAAATGCGTCGTGTATAAATAAACTAGGAACCATATATCCATAGAATGAATTAGCGGCTTCTGTTCCTGAAATAACTGTTCCTATAGGAACATCTTTGTGATAAAATAATAAATCCTTAACTAAGAAACTTTTACCTGTTTCGCGTTTACCAATAAAAACAACTACTTTATCAGAACTAATACTATTTATGTCAAATCTTCGTAACTTGAGTTTACCACTGCTCATTAAAATTTTAATATTTTTTTTTTCTGTTTCATTTTACGCATTTTAAAAAATATTATTTAAAGAATACCATATTAATATTTTTAATCTAAAATGAATAATAGTGATTTTAAAATTAAATTAGTTAAAAGTTCCAAAGATTCTCTAAAAAATATTAGAGGAAAATTAAATGAAGATATGGGTATAGTTAAATTGCAAACATACTTTCCTATTCTAAAAAACTACTTTGATTTTTATAATGGAAGTAATGTTGAATTCACATTAAAATCAAGATATAGAATAAAAGAAATAGTTTCTAAATTGGATCATAAAATAGATGATTATTATGTAAAAAATTTTTTTAATTGTATGATTCGCGAAGTACCTTCTGGTAAAGAATTTGAATCAAAGGTATTTGTAAAAGTATTACCTCTATTAAATATAGTAAGCTATTTAGTTAATAGTTATAAGTTAGAGAATAGCTGTTTACCTGATGATTATTATTTAAAAACATTAAAAAAAATTAATAATCCTAATAATTCTGCTTATATTGATGTTTTCTTCTCATATCTTGGAAGTCTTTTGACAGAAAAAGGTAAATGTCCTACATTTCCTTTATATTTTGGTTCATTTACGGGTTTACAAAATGAGTTTAAAGTTGATATTTCGGAAGATTTTGATGATTTAAAAGAAAATGATGATTTTATGAGTGGGTTAGGTAATAAATTTAAAATAGAAGATTTTGAAATTGATGAGGATATTGCAATTAATCATAGTTTACTTAATCAACACTGTAAAATTGATGCCGATGAATTAGATGATGATTTTGATTATGAGCCAGATGAATCTTTGGCAATTGATGTTGAAAGAGAAGATATAGTTAAAACTGATATTGATATATCAAAAATAGATATTGAATCAAATGATCTTTCAAAATCTTTGTTGGAGGAATTATTATCTGATAAAATGGATAATGATAATTCATTTTTAAAAGATAACTTAAATACATGTGATAATTGTGATAATGAATGTCCTTGTAATAGCGGCTCTGCAAGCGATAGTGGTTCTGCAAGCGATAGCGGCTCTGCAAGCGATAGCGGATCTGCAAGCGATAGCGGATCTGCAAGCGATAGCGGCTCTGCAAGCGATAGCGGATCTGCAAGCGATCAAGATTTATCTAGTGATGATATAAGAATATTAAATTCGGATTGTTCATTTTCTGACATTTCAATGTCATCTACAGATTCTAAAATAATGCGATATTGTAATATACCTAATTTTCCTGTACAATTAAATTTAATTGAAACTTTGGATGAAACTCTTGATAATTATCTAGATAATTCAATTGAAAGAAAAGTAACACCTATGGAATGGCGGTCAATACTTTTTCAAATATGCTTTGGATTAGCTGTAGCTCAAAAAAATTTTTTATTTGTTCATAACGATTTACATTCTAGTAATATTATGTTTAAAAAAACACAATCACGTTTTCTTTTCTTTAAAGTAAACGATAAATTTTATAAAATACCTACATTTGAAAAGGTAACAAAAATTATTGATTTTGGAAGAGCTACATTCAAACTTGGAAATAAAATTTATTTTAGTGATGTATTTATGAAAAACGAAGACGCTTGGGGACAGTATACTTATCCCACAAATAATTCATTGAATGGATGTAAAAATAAACCAAATATGAATTTTGATTTAGCTAGATTTGCTACAACAATTATTGAAAGGTTCGATAACTATGACGAAGATTATGATGATGTAAGAGATCTTTTAAATCAATGGATGACCGATAAATATGGTAATAATTTTAGTGATTTGGAGGAAGATTTTGATCTTTATAAAATGATAGCAAGAAATGCTAAAAATGCTAATCCAAAAAAACAATTAAATAAAAAGATATGGTCGTGTTTTGAAATCTCAGAAAATAGTATTCCAAAATCAGAATTTATTTATAAATTTTAATTTTAAACATTTATACTTATAAATAAAATTGTTAAAATTGCGGCTAATGTTAAATTTGAACTTGCTATTATTAAAATTGCAATAGCAAAGAATATATTTTGAATGATTAAATTTGTTCTACTTCTTCTATGGAGAAGCATATTTTTATTTCCAGTTTCTCTATCGTGTAAAATTTTAGCAGATAATAAAACAACAATAAATCCTACAATATAATTTGTATCACTATTCATAATTACATAGTTTATGTCCATTACCATTAATTTATACAAATATTTTATTTATTTTTAACTAAATTTTGATTAAATTTAAAATTTAGAAGTTAGGATTTCCTGTATCAACAGATGCATAATTTGATGGATTTATAGAAGATACTTCTGGTAATGTTCCAGTAGATAATGATACTGCACCACCAGACTGTGTAGATCCCTTAGCATCTAAAGTAAGATAATTATTTTTAATAAGCTGTACAACAACATAAACATTTACTAATACAATTACACCAACTTTAAGATAATATTTACTATCATATTTTGTTTTTGAAAACTTGCTTTCGGCAAAAGCAACAATAATTGATACTACAGCACAAGCTAAAGCAAGATAATGTGGTTGATTTAAGTATTCTAAATAATTCATTTATGAATTTTTAAAAGAGAAAAAAAAAATAAAATAAACTTATTTATGATTAATTATGATTAATCATACTTAATTATCTGTAAAAAACGAGTAATCTCGCTTTTTAGAATATTTGTTGTATACCTTTTTTCTTAAATTTGATTCATCATCACTATCACTTGCTTCATCGTCTTCAAATTCATTTATTTCTAAATTTGAATCAGATACCATTTTACTTGATCCTTTTTTTGTGTCAATTATTATTGTCTTTACAGGTGGTGATTCCTCAATTTCATCATTATTTGATAATACACTTTCGTTTTTTTCGCTAACATTCAATTTCAAATTTTCTTCTATTGGCTGATTTTTGTTATTATCATTATAACTATTATCATCATTGAAAGAGGTTGTTTCAATTATGTTATTAATAGGTTCAATAACAGGTTTATCGTGATACACTTCTTCTAATTGTGATAAATCATCTATATCAAAATTTAATTCCTCTATAGTTAGACTATTATCTAAATTTTCAAGAGTTAATTTATCAACTTCATTATCAATAATAGTTGAGACTTCTTTCTTCTCTATTTCATTATCTGATAAAGCACCGTCGTCTACTTCTTCACTAATTGATTTATTAGTATTTAGTGTAGATGTAGGAGTTTCTAAATTTAATTCATCTTTTGTTGAATTAGTTGAACTAAATTCTATTGTATCTTGTTTTGAACTATTTTCTTCTGTGTTAGATTCTTTATTTTCTGACTCTTCACTAGTTGAATTCGTATCTTCAGAAGTTGAGGTTGGTATATTTTTTTCTTCTTCATTTGAATTTGCTGCATTTTCTTTAGAAGTTTCTAAAGTAGGTTCTGTATTTGATTCTAAATTTTCTAATAATTCAGTAGTTTTTGTATCCAAATTTTCCTTAGACATTACATTAGTTTCTTCATCTACATTATTTGTTTCATCTACATTATTTGTTTCATCTTCTTCGCTATTTATTGAAAACTGTTCTAGCTTTTCCTTTGAGCAATTTTCTATTTCCGCTTTTACCATTTTTCTCAAATTATTTTTGTAAGTGGTGTCACTTTCAATATCCTCTTCTGCATCTTCTACTTCATTGTAGTCATTTCCTAAATATTCTCGTAAAATATTTCTTACTGGTAACTGTCTTCTAATAGTTTCATTTATTTGCTGTTCAATTAAGCCTTCAGCTTCTCTGCGGTTTCGCTGAAATTCATATTTGTTAATTGTATCATCAAATAAATAAGGATTTTTCCAAAAACATCTTGCAACTTCAATATAACATTGATGAATAAAATGGTCAACTTTTGGAATTTTTAAATTAACTTTATTTTTACTTTTGTTAAAATTTATTGATGTTAAAATTCTGGTATGGCTTACAAAAACGGCCATAATCAAATCTTCTAACCAATCACATTTTGTTCCTACAACAATATTTTCATACTCTTGATCAATGATTTCCTGGTTCCATTTAGGTATTTTGCTTAATTTTTTTTGAAATAAACTTAGAGTGTTTTCCATAGTATCAGATTCAAAACATTCTTCTTTTGCTTCAAAATAAATTTTCTTTATTCCACTATAAATATAAGGTGCCAAAATCCCTACTAATTGTTTGGTGTATTCCGTCTTTGCATCTACTAAAATTGCCAGATTTCCATCTTCCATTTATTTAATTTAAAGAAAAATATTGGTTCGTCCGGACGCACATTATTCTAAAATATTCTAAATTAAACAACATAAATAATATTTGGTTTTTTAATTATATTTATTGAATATGCTAGTAAAATAATTGGTACAACAATCCATGGTAAATTGAATAAAAATAAATGTACAAACCATTTGCCATTTTTATTTTCTACATTTTTATATACTTTTGTATAGTATGATAAAAAGTATAAAATTGTGCCATAAAGTTGCATTGATGATACTATAAGAAGTAAAATTGCAATAGTTATTTGACTTAATTTTTTACTTACAATTCCTACAATAATAATTAAACTCATTATAAGTGCTATTCCTGCATTTTGCATTTCTAGCCATGTCACAAAATCTCCTCTAAAAGTCTCAGTGTATCGTGTATCTCCTGATAGTCTTACATACTCTAAAAAACCTTCAACTGGAAAATCTCTTTTTAATGATGAAAAAGAATAATCTTTAATATAAAAGTTAGGGTTTTCGTTATACTCTTTATTTTTTTTAGCCATATAATCTTGATTCAAAAACATAGTTGCTTCAATGTATGCAATGAAAATATTGAATAAACACCAAAATACAATAAGGGCAGGAATAACAGTTTTAGTTATCATCAACGATATTAAAAATGTTGATATTGTCATTCCCAACAAAATTATAATAGCTTTCATATACGATTATAATGTGTTTTATTTTAAAATTTTTTTATTAACGATCTAAACGTTTAATTATGATATTATTAAATTAAAAATGAATTTACTTTATCCGACAATATTAATCCATGGAATAGGTGGTAATTATAAGGATTTATTTCAGCTTGAAACTTATTTACAAAATAACGGCGTGCCAACGTACAATTTAGAAATTGGTAATGGTAAAATAGATAGTATTTTCATGAATATAAATACTCAATGCGAAGTTTTCAGTAAACAAATTGAAAAACAAAAAATAGATGGAAAAATAAATATAATTGGTGTTAGTCAGGGTGGATTATTAGCTAGATGCTATGTTGAAAAATATTCTCATTTGATAAATCCCGTTCATAGCTTAATTACTTATGGAACACCCCATATGGGTATTTTTAATGAAAAACTGAATCTCTCACCGCTTGAATATTGGAAAAATCCATATAAATATGAAGAGTATTTGCATAATAATGATTTTTTGGTATTTTTAAATAATGAAAAATGGCATGATGATTATAGTATTTATAAAACCAATATTGTGCGTCTAGATAATTTCTTAATGATTTGGTCAAACATAGATACGGTTATATCACCAAAACAAAGTGCAAAGTTTGAATTTTATAATGTATCTAATGTAAAAAGCAATGATCCACTTGAGATAGTGGATTTCAAAATAAGTAGTACATACAAAAATGACTTAATTGGATTAAAAACTTTAGATGAAAATAATAAGCTTATTGTACGGCAATATGATTGTAAGCATGAAGATTTTAAGATGCCTTCCTGTTTTTTAGATAGTAATTTAAGTGCAAGCGAAATTTCACTACTAAAATTAACTATAAGTTATTTATGATATTTTTGCTATCTAAAAATATTTTATTATTTTATATTAATGAAAAGATCTTTAAAAAGACAAATTCGCAAAAATTTAGGAAAAAGTTTAAAAAAAAAACAAAACCGCAAAAATTTAGGGAAAAGACTAACCAAGGGTAAGAAGAGCTATCAAAATAAAAAACTACGAAAACAGCGAGGTGGGTCAGGTCCAAGTGGAGAATATGACTTATTATATCTTGGTATTATCTCACAAATACCAATTATTGAAACAGGTAGTGGATTACCAAAATATCCATTTTCAGAATATGTTAATGATGAAAAATTAAGTGAAGAAGAAAAAGATACACTTAGTAAACAGTTAACAGAAACAAATTTAAGAATTATACAAAAAGAGAAATTAGCATACAACGATTTTTTTACTTCACCTGATTCAATTGGAACTTATACAACAAATCTTGAAAGCATATTTTCTAGCATAGGATTTCCAGAAGGAACAGATCCAGCATACGATACTTTTATTGCTAATTTTACAGAAATCCCGGCAAAAACAGGTAGGCGTGTTACTAGAGAAGGATCAGTTGTTTCTAGAAAAGGATTAGTTGTTCTTGGAGAAGGATCTGGTGGTGCAAGAAAAACCCGCAAAATAAGATTTAAAAAAGGAAAAAGACGAACACAAAAAGGTGGAACCGCTTCTCCATTAGCAAGAAGCGTTATTATGCAACAAGCGCGTTTGGCATCAGTATTAGGGCCAGAAACTGCTGAAGTAGCAACTGAAGTAGATGAAAACATACCAGATAATTTGTATACTATAAAATTAAACGCTGATGATAGCGGTGCTAAATATACCCTTGTGTCTGATTATGGGGAATTTGTAACAATTATGCGGGAAGGTACTAGTGAAAAATTTACAGTCAACCGAACTAAAATTATAGACATAGGTGAGTTAATAACTGCACCACCAGAAGGAACACCACAACCAGTACGAACCTCACTACAAGAAAATCACACCAGCCATATATCAATAACTGGAGTCCCCCCCCTACAGCCATCTGTTGCAATTAGACAACAAGAATTATTTGTTCCTCCACCTCAAGAATACACATCTGATGCATTTACACAAAGATTTCCACCACCTCCACCACCTCCAGCATACTCTATATTTAAGTTTGATCCACAATGCGTAACATCACTATTATTAAAAGATTATTGTCCATTTGAAGTCTCTGCGATGATTAACATGACAGTATCTGGAAAGCCACCTGCAATTATGAGTGTTCATACTACATTAATATTATTTAGTAATAATTATTTTTTAAAAACTGCTCAAGAATTAACTAAATTATTAACTAAATTAGCTATACCAGATTTATTTGAAATAGCAGAGTATTCAGAACCAATTGTGTCTACTGATGATTCTGGTAATAAAAAAATTACAATTTCACAATTGGATACCTATCCAATTAGAACACCTGTCCCGATTAGTATACCCTGCACAAGCCTCCCAGATTGTTTAGGAACAACTCATTGTACATTTTTAGTATCCAAAAAGATTTATTCACAACTTAGATCAAGATTGTATTCAATGCCAAATTCACAATTATTGGGGTTGGTAATACATTTGTATGATAAATATGATGAGTTAATACAGCATTTATGGGAAAAACAATTTTTTTTCTTTAGCGGAAATCTTAATCCATACAATATTGATTATACAACAGAAAGTGGGAGTCAAACTACATTCAGATTAACAAACTTTTCGTTATCCTGTTTACTGCATGAAAAACATAATGCTAACTCTGTTGGCAATTATCATGTTTATTATGAAATAGAAAAAATGTTTACTGCACAACAACCACCACCACCATCAAAAATTTATTCAATAATGATTTTGTATGATAAATTAGATTTAGTTATGCCTATAATTTATAGAATTTACCAAACACTATTTCCTCATAAAATACACAGTGGAACTTATGAAGAAGATAATACATTAGGATACATTTACAAAATTATTGAATTGCCTGATCGAGCAACACCACTTAGTTCTACTATGGATTGTAGTCACACTTCTAAAAACCATTTTTTGTGTTTTTTATTGTCTTTTATTGATGTAAAAACAGGTAGTGATAAAGGTGCAGTTCGCCCATTTGAACACATTTTTATGAATTTATTAAATGGTTCAACAATACCAGAATTAAGGATAACAAGAGATTTATTTAACGGATTTAAATTTAGTAATATACCTAAACTAGATTTTGGTTCTGCGTCAGCCGCAATAAATAGGTTGAATGATGAACTACGCAGATTATTGTATCCAAAAATTAACACAGAGAATTTAATAACAATCAAAATTTATGCAACTTTATTAATGGCTGCATTTTTATATAGAACTTTATATTTTGGTTAAAAGTCCATACAAGCTCTTACGCATCCACTTACATTATTACTAAAATGGTGATTACAGCAATCTCTACAACCAGAAACACCATTTCGCTTTCCTAAACATGCGTGATACTGATTATTAAAATCTTCTTTAGTTCCATAAATAGATTTAAGTAAATCTATTCTTTCTTTGGCTAATTTTTTATTCTTGCTACAAACCAGAGTATTATGCCTAATATGGTAAAAATTATCTGGTAAGTTTTCCTTTATTTTTGGTGGCAACTCTCCAAAAAGTCTGCTTATTTCGTCGGTTATTGTCTTTGAAATTTTGCATCCATTATTTTTAATTAATTTCATCATTTCTCTTGCAACTTCTTGGCTTAAATATTCGCGATAAATTTGGTAAATTTCAACGAAGAATTGAAAATCGGTTAAAATTTGGATTTGTCTAACTATTTTTTTTAATTCTGGGGTGGGTTTTGATTTTACAATTTCATTTAAATAATCAACAGTTTTCATGGCTCCTGGGCAAATATACCCAAAATTTAGTCCACGAACGCGTTTGGGAAGTTTATTGAATAAATTATTAAGTTTAACTTTTGGATATAATTTAGATGACTCTTTTTGAAGTGCATATACTGTTTCTAATGTAACTGGCATATTATTGATATTATCATATGTTTTTTTCAAATTCAAATAAATAAAAAATGAAATTAAAACTATTAAAACTAAAATAACGCTTTTTTGAATCATTTAAATATAAATTATAAAAAAATTAAAAATTAACTAATCTAAAGTTAAAGCTAGTGTTAATTTTAATTACAATGATCTCTATTATAAGCGCCTTTATCTTTCCTTTTTTGAATAATTATTCCTGCCCAGATGTTCGTCCTATGACAAACTTTAATACCAGTGAGTATATTAGATCTACTTGGTACGTTCAGCAGCAACAAATTAATGGTTATCAACCTCCAAAATCGCTTTTCTGCGTTGCACAGACATTAAATTATTCACAACACCACGTGCCTTTTTTCAATGGATCAGTTTTGGATGTATTTAATTATGGAAGACTTGATGCGGTTAATGGAACCCAAATGAATCCGCATAATTATACACTATGCGCTAGACAAATTAATTCATCACTTCCATCAGAGATTGCTAATGCACCATGTTTGATTCCAAATATTCTAGCTGGCCCTTATTGGGTTATTGACGCAGGCCCCAATTCATCCAACTATGAGTGGGCGATAGTTTCGGGAGGTCCTCCAACTATTCAGTATAGCGATGGAAATTGTTCAACAAGTTTGACTGGTGTAAATGGTGCTGGATTGTGGTTATTTACTCGTCAACAGTTTGGAAAGTATGCGATGTATTATGTTGATGTAATGCGTTCAAGACTACTTGACTTAGGTTATACTATTTCAAATCTCTTGAATGTATCACAGCGTGGCTGTGAATACAACACATCTTATATTAAATATTAGAGAGCTTGGAGAACTTGATTATTTTCTTATAGTATCAAAAATACTTATATTTTCTTATTACCTATTCTTTAATGAATCAAAAATAAAATCTACTTCTATTTTATATGTTATCTATTTATCAAGAGGGGGAAAAAGAACCAAATCTGGAAAATCTTTTAGGAAAGTTTAATGAAAATGCGGCAAGTGTAGTTCCAGTTAAGCCTAATATTAAAATGTCAATAAGATCAAATCAACGCGTAATGAAAAACAATCGTGCAAAGAGATCTGCAAAAATGCTTAGATGCGAAGGTAAATTAGTTAATAAGAATGGAAAATTAGTACCAGAAGTTAAATGCTCAACGCAGCAGGTTGAATTGCCTAAATCCGAAAAATTACAGACAAAATCTACACACAATAATCAAACACATCTTTTAGCAGATATATTAAGTGAAGTATCAAAATCAAAAAAAGATCCTCAAGAAGATGAAGTAGACAAATTATTTCCAAGAGAAGTAAACAATGAAAATGAGAATTTATTCTCTAGAGAGAATAACCTTAACTTAAATAATAACACAAATAATTCCTCAAGAAGATGCTCAAAAAGAAAACGTTCTAGAAAGCCTAATCAAAATAATAATCAAGCATTAATTAGTACACCAAAAAAGAAAACAAAGCGTAAATACAGAACAATTCAAATGAATTTGAGTGGAGAAGCTCCAGTTATTCCAAATGTAGCGATCAAAAGAAAAAGGCGGACAAAGAGAGCAAAGGGAAATAAGAAAAATAGTACACCATCTTCCCCTCAAAAACCAAAGCCAAAAACAAAATCTAAATCAAAATAATTTAATAATTTAGTTTTAATCTACAATTTTCAAATTGTTTATTTTCTTCAAAATTTTTAGCTGATAAATAAGTGTTCTCCAATAACATTGCTATCGTCATTGGTCCTACACCACCAGGTACAGGAGTTATATATGAAGCTTTTTCTTTTACGCTTTCAAAATCTACATCACCCACTATTTTAAATGGTTTATTGAAAGTTTCATCTTTAATATGATTGATTCCTATATCAATAACTACAACACCATCTTTAACATAATCTTTTGTAATTAAATTTGGCTTACCACATGCAACTAATATTATATCCGCATTTTGAGTATACTCTTTCAAATTTTTAGTCCAAATATGACATGTTGATACAGTAGCTTCGCGTTGTAAAAGAAGGATAGATAATGGTAATCCTACTACATTACTCTTACCTACAACAACAACATTTTTCCCCTTTAAATCTATATTATAGTAATCTAATAAATTGAGACAGCCCTTAGGAGTACATGGTATTAAATGTTCTTTGTAATTATTGCAAAATAAATTACCCATATTTATTGGATGAAATCCTTCAATATCTTTTTTAGGATCAATATGGTTTAATACATTTTGAATATTTATATGTTCAGGTAATGGAAGTTGCACCAATATTCCATGAATTGAGCTATCATTATTTAGTTTTTTTATTTCATTTATTATTGTAAATTCAGATGTTTCTTCTTGTAAATAAATATCTTTATTTTTTATTCCGACATAATTACATCTTTTTTTCTTCATATTCACATAGGAATGTGAATCTTTTCTTCCACCAACTAAAATAATTCCTAATCCTGGAATAATATTGTTTAACTCAATCTCTTGCTTCAAATTATTATATATCTCTATGGCAACTTGTTTACCATCTAAAATATTAGTATTCATTATATATTTATAAATTATAAATTTTAAATAATAAAAATAAAAAAATTTATTCTGATTCAGATCCAGATGATCCCGATGATTCAGATCCGCTAAAAACTCCACCTCCAGCACCACGCGATGCACCAAAACTTCTATTTAACGAAATTGCAAATGGATTCTTACGAAGCATATTAAGTTGTGCTGGATTAAAAATTTCATTTTGATTCTTATTTGATAATGGTGTTTTATATGAAGTAATAGTTTCTTCGGATGAATCTCTATTAATTTGGGCAATTCTACTAAGACGTAGTGTTTTATCATAATCAATTTTAGCATTTTGTTTTTTACCCATAACATTCATATAATCACGAGCATTATACAATTTAACACCAGTTTGTGTTGGATTTCTTCCTTTGAGAACCTTTTCACGGGTTGAATTGGTAAGAGCATTGTAAGCACTCTTATAACTGGTTGGTTTTTTGTCACCAGCATCAGCTCCACCCATATATTCAAAATCACTTGTGTATTGTTTAAGAGTAGGTGGAGCATAGAATTCATTACTAATATATCCACCACTTGAATATAATGATGAATAAACGTTACCTTCATACTCATTATCTGATGTAAGTTGTTTTAATGTAGCTGGTGCATAATATTCAGCAGCCAAATAACCCTTACCGTCACCTCTTACGTAAGAAACATTTGCAATGTGTTTATTATTCTCAGTTGTTTCTCGCATTGTTGTTTTTGGTGCTTGGATATTGTAATTTGTTGGTTTATCAGCACCTTGTTGTTTTAAGAAACCCGAACTCTTATTAATTTCAGTTGTTTCTTTAACTGTTGTCTTAGCAACACTATTTGGATCATATACACTTACCTTTTGTGCACCAGTCACTACAGTATTCATTTTGTTATGTATTGTTGTTTCTTTGATTGTTGTTCTCGCAACATCATTAGGATCATAAACTGTAGATTTTTCTGGACCTTTGATATTACCATCACGATCATACTCAATTGTAGTTTCTTTAATTGTGGTTTTCGCTACATCATTGGGGTCATGAACCGTTAATTTTTGAGGACCTTTCAAAATACCATCATGTTCATATTCTAATGTGGTTTCTTTTACGGTTGTTCTTGCAATATCATTTGGGTCATATACAGTTGGTTTTTCAGGAAGATTAGCACCAATATAACCTTCTGGATTAGGATTACCTTTAATATAGTCTTTTCTTGTACCACGCATCTTATCTTGTAGAGGCGCAATCACAGACTTAACTAGAGTAATTAAGTTAGATGTATGACTTCTTTTTTGTGTAACATCACGCTCATTAGGTGGTAAATTAAATGTACTTTTACCATAATCTGAATTTTTATTTTTTGCATCCCATGCATTTGAGGTGTACGCGTTTCTTACACCTGAATTTTCATAAATATTTTTGTGTGTGGATGCAAACTTAGGAGTAGTGTATGTTTTTTTGTCACTTACTGGAGCTGCACTACCAAATACAGATTTTGATTCCTTTCTATTTGTATCCTTCATAATAAACATACCATTCATCTTGCTCTTTGTGTATGCACCAGTAGTTTTTAAAAGATTATCTTCGGTTTGTTCAAATGTTTTTGTTGGACGATATCTCTGAACATTAGGATTAGACTGACGCTTATCAATTCCCTTACCAGGAATGGTTGGTTCGCTATATGTAATTTTTGGATTAGAAAGAACACGTAAATCATCTACCGTTTTTGGTCTAGCAATCTCTCCCATTTCATATTGATGGAACCCTCCCACCCCTTCTGATCCATAATTTTCACCTACACCTGGTCCCACACGAACCTTTTCAAAAGGAAGTTCGGATGTTCTATAATTAGATTTAACAAATCTATTTTGTAAATCATCTGTTCTAATAGGTGTTCCATTAACAAATCCTACATCTTTACTTGGAACAAAAAAATTCTTTGCTTCTTTTTTATGAAAACTAAATTGAGATGTTCCAGTATTATTTTCTAATCTATTTTGAAAACCTTCGGTTGACATATTTTGCATAGATTTGGAACCAAAAAATGGTACGGCCCATGTATTATTAATATTATCACTTCCTACCGCACCTTCCTTTCCAATTATTTTACTATTTGTAAAATCGTTTATGGGTATTTCTCTACCTGTTAAACTACTATAAACTGCAGTTTTCTTTTCAGGATTATATTTTAAAATACCATCTTCAAATTCTTGATCCGCATTGGCTTGATCCCCTGTTTCCTGAAACTTTCTTGCTTTATACAAAGCCTTTGATTTGTCATCAAGTAATGAACTAAAATCTCTATTTTGAATTGATTTACATTTTTTATCTAAATTTTCACCATACTTTTCTTCCATACGTTTCACAATTTCACTAGCTTCTTCTGTAGGAAGTGGTAATGCATCAATATTATCTAAATTAACACCGGATTCAACCGCTATTTTTCCCTGATCAGTCTTTTTGAAAACATCTTTCTTATTGAAATATGTTCCTAAACCAAATAAAAGAACTGCTAAGTATATTTCAATCATATATTATTAAAGTATATTTTATTTATTTCTTTTAGACTAATATTTATTACATAAAGAAATAAATTAAGTTTAATTTGTAATACTTAAAAATTTATCTCGCTGTATTGATAGATATGACCAGTATTTTAGATCAGTTAAATTTCATCCGATATTCAAAAGATGATTTCATTAAAGAGAAAGAAACAATAAGTTTAGTAATGTCTTCTGAATTAGATGGTGTTTTAAAAATAATACAAAGTAATATAAAAAAATCAGGTGGAAGTAATAGTCCTTTTCAGAATTCATCATTTGGAAATAAAAATTCTAATTATAAGGGTCATAAAGGAGGTGATAGGGATAATTCACCATCAAAGAGCTGGCGAATAACAAAAACTAGATTAGTTAAAGAAAATTTAAGTGTAGTGGATAAAAGTAAAAATGAAATAAATTCATTACTAAATAAATTGTCTCCTAAAAATTTTAAGCGAATTATTGCTACGATTTTAGAGTTTTATGAAATTGATACCGAAATAGATAGAGATGAATTATTAAATAATACAATTGATAATATATTTATGAAAGCCGTAATGCAGCCCGTGTACTGTCCTTACTATGTAAAATTTTTAAAAATTATTGATGAAAAATATCAAAAAATCCATATTATAAATCAAAAATGCATTGAATTTAAGAGTATTATAAAACCCCCCTTAGTTAATGAAGAAGAAATATCGCTTTCTGAAAAAGATAAATATGATTTATTTTGTAAAGCTAATAAGGAAAAGAAATACAAGGAAGGCTATTCACAATTTATTGGGGAGTTGTTTAATAATTCAATGATAAACAACTCAACACTAGAACAAAACATATCTTTATTTGTTGAGTATCTAGAATCTTCTTCAGAGGAAGATGCAAAAAGTCAAGTTGTTGAAGATCTACTTATATGTATATGTAAATTGTTTGATACCGTATCTAATAAAGAAAAAAATATTTTACAGTCATATTCACAAAGAGTAATAGATGTAAAAAAAAAATCAGAACTACCAAAACGTCTTAAATTTAAGCTAATGGATCTACATGATTTGTTAAAAAAAAGAAATGTACTAGTATAATTCTATTTTAAATAATTTAATATTTTTAGTTAATTTTTATATTTAGAGAATTTTTAATAAAATTGATTATTATGGATAAATATATAAATCAGGTAAATAACCACCTAGAAGATTTAATTAAAATAGCAATTCATGAGCGATCAGACAAAGGTATCGGCGTTTCGTTTCTTGATTTCAGCACATCTAATAATATGGATTGTAGGTACGTTTCATTGGGCGATGAATTATTCCCTAGAAATATTTCAGAACTTTACCAAGATAGAATAAATAATGTTCCAAATAGCATTTTATTCTTCTTAATATATGATGGAAATGATGAAGTTATGTATGAAGTTGACTTGGATAAAAATTCAAATTATCATGAAAAAGAGATAGAAGCAAAGAACGAAAAATAAATAAAAAGGAAAATTATCAACTATTTTTTATTACTTACTTTTTACTACAGATAGATTAATCTTATAATCAACTAAAATATTATTGAAATCAGCTTCAGTTTTAACGTTTATAATATCTTCTTTTATTACTTTATCATATTGATTACTAAATAAATATACGTCTGCTACTGGTTTCGTTATACTAAAAACAATATTTAATAAAAAACTAATATATTGATTTTTTACAATAATCAAGCTTTTTTTTAAATATTGTTCATCTCTTTTTTTCAATTCTTTAATAAATTTTGACATTTTATATGCATACTTAACATTTAACATTCCAAGTTGACATGTGTCAAATATAAAATAAAAATATTTTTTTTGATCATATAATTTATTCCACTCTTCTAAAAATAAATCAAATTCTTCTTCAACTTGTTTTTCATTATTAAAAGATACTTTTATTATCGGTAAATTTGTTTTGTCTATATTGCACCACATATAATATAAAAAAAATATAAATATTTTCAGGAATTTACCTATTATTTATTTATGTTTAAACAATTTATTTAATAATAAATTTATAAATTAAAATACAAAATATAAATTCAAATATAAAATTAAATTACAAATCAGTTTCTGTATTATGAACTAAATTATAACTTTCATCGGATCCACTTTTAGGTGACAACGAAGGTGATGGAGGAGTTACATCAAGATATCCGTTATCATAATGTTCATCATATACAGTTTCTGTTGTAAACACTAATCCATTTGCAGGTACATCGGCATATGTTGATTCTTCAAAATCGGGATTTTCACAAGCTTCATTACTATCATATACTGGATTATCAAATGATACTCTGCCGGCATCTTCATTTGTTAATACTATTACATTTCTATTTCTCCAAATGCAGAAAAAGAATACTAATATTATAATTAATAGTAATACCAATGAAACTATAATACCAATTGTAGTTGAGCTCATTATGGATTTTTCTATTGAATTAATAATAGTTATTGTAGTTGTAGGACTACTTGTAGGTGTGGATGTTTGACTGGATGTTTGACTGGATGTTTGACTAGATGTTTGACTGGATGTTTGACTGGATGTTTGACTGGATGTTTGACTGGATGTTTGAGTGGATGTTTGAGTGGATGTTTGAGTGGATGTTTGAGTGGATGTTTG